GCAAGTAGACCAAAAGCGGAGGGCACAATCTCGGGTGCCTCTACAACGCCATTCTTTGGGAAAGCCATTTCATTCCTTATCTAAAAAACTTAGGGGGTGGGGGTGAGGCTTACGAATAAGCCCCACCCCAACCTAAGGGGAGTTTTTACTCCTCGATTGCGGCAGCGGTTGCGCCACCAGTGGTGTCGCGCAATGCTGCGGCTACACCGTTGATGCTTAGCGAAGAAGTGATGGCGAGAGACTCGACACCAACCTTTGCTACGTTCTCGAAGGTTTCGATGAACATCTTGTAGTCGTTGGTGCCGACTAGAGATGAGTCACGGATGATACCTAGGTCGAGAGTTCCACCATCGAGGAACAAGAAGGTTCCCTCTGCGAAGAGGTACCAAGTGATTTGGTCAGGGAACTCAGCAAGACGTGCTGCTGAACCCTGCTGTGCACCGAACGAGTTAAGGTCAAGCGAAGCAACCATATCTACGTTTGAGCCAGCAAGGTAACCTTCGATTTCGCCTCGGCCTGCGCCAAGGTTTCCGTCGCCAGGCATGTTCAGAGCAAGGTCTGCTGCCATCGCGTCATAAATCCACGCAGGAACAATTGCCTTTAGGCGAGTTCCAGCGTCGATGCGGTGACGTGAACGGTAAGCAACTGATGCCTTGCGAACCTGTACCAAGAAGTCACGAGCAAAACCAACAAGGCTAGGAGCCTCAGTGGTAGCAACGTGTGCGTTCACAGCAGTCGAACCAGCAGAAATCTTGCTGATTAGGTTCAACTCAGCCTCGCGAGCGTGCTGAACAAGAGCCAACTCGTTGTGACGAGCAATCAACTCAGGGTAAGCACGGGTCATTAGGTTACCGAACTGTAGTTGCAAGGTAACAGCGTCGGTTGAGACGGTGTTCTCCTGAGCAGCAGTAACAGTTAGGCTAGCCTTGGTTGCTGGGTTTGGGGTCTCAGCCGAGTCATTCGCTGCGGTCCATACTCCAACTGCGCTGTCATAGTTGTAGACAGTGCCGCTTGAGTAGGTGATTAGCGAAGGAGGAGTTACGAAGCGGATACCGCCACGGTCTGCCTGGAACTTCGGTAGAGCGTCACGAACTGGACGGTCAGTGGTAGAACCTAGACCGAAAATGTCGTACTTAACCTCGAATGGCGCAGCGTGACCACCAGAAGCAACAAGTGCCTCAGGGCCTGCAACAGCGTTAATCTTTAGTTGGTTCGACTCGGCGTCGGTGGTGAGGGTTCTCTCCTCTGGGTAAGAGGTGGTGAAAGATGCAACGATGTGCTGCTCTCCATCTCCTCCGTTTACACGGCGAAGAGAGTGAATTCTCTTCTCCATTGCGACAGCGACGTCTGAGACGCTGTCAATTGTGCTACCTGCGGTGTAACCTGGGATGTCAGCGCCTGCGGTGATTGCCACCTTTGCGTAAGACTCTGATACTTCGATTACAGGCTGGCGGTCAGCGGGGACTACTGGAGTCTCGTCGGCTGCGGCGGTCACGGGTGCCTGCTCTTCCTGCTCTGCTTGAGCGATTGGGGTTGAAATTTCCTCTGCCGAGAACTCTTCTACGGCTTCGGTCGAAGCAGTTACTGCTTCAGTTGGTTGCTCAGACTCAGTCGCAACAACGACCTCGTCTTGTGTGTCGGTTGAGAATTCAGTATTCTCGTCAGTAGTAGCAGACGCTTCGGTTGAGTCAGCGGCATAAGCACCATTGTGCTTCCCCTTGTCCTCTTCCTCAGGAGTAGTGACAGCAGGAACTTCTTCCTTGTCCTCTTCGACAACTGGCATATCGCCCATTGCCTCTTCTGGCTTGTCATCTTCCGCAGGAACAACAGGTGTTTCCTCTTCTAGTGGTGCTACTTCGTCAACTGGCATAGGAACTACGTCCTCTTCCATGACTGGCATTTCACCTTCGGTTGGAACCATCTCTTCTTCTTCTCCTGCGTTCTCCTCGCCCTCGCCACGCACGCGCATGGCGGCTTCGGCTGCTCGCGCTGCGAGTTCCTCGGCTGCTGCTTCGCGACGTACGCCTTCACCGCGAACGGTGTCTAGCATGTCTGCAAGAGCGGTCATAGCGTCAACTGACTCTGGAGTAGGGTCTTGGCCCTCAACCGATTCAAATTCGCTAACGATAGCCTGCTGTAGTTCGGCGACTTGCTCGTCGCTGAGTTCAGACAGATTATCTACTTGCGATTTAATCTGGTCCACTGTGCCTCCTAAGGACAGTTGTAAATGAGCGGATTTCACTCATTCGCTTTCGGTACAAGGTGAAAAGGGACTACGCACGCAACTGGGCGTGGAGGCACTCCACCTAGTCTTTATTTTACAATAGATTTCTATTGGTTATTATTTAAGTAAGCAATCTCAGGAGTTTTGACATTTCTGCCGAAATCTCACCTTGACTGAAAACGTCAGAACCGCTCTTAAAACTCATAAGAGCCTTAGTAGCGATATCCGCGTCTTTCTTACCAATCTTGGCTTCTACACGTTCGACCATTGAATCCATCAAATCGCGAAGTGCAGGTGGCAAGTCACTGTAACGAACCTTTTCATTCTGGTTGTTGAATCCCAGAGGCAAGTTAGCAATAACTTTTCCAAGTTCTGCCGCTGAAGAACGAACGTTCTCCAACGAAATTTTGTTTAGGGCACCAGCATCTAGACGGTCCACGATGTCTAGCAACTTGACGCTTGCGCCAGCGGCTTCAGCGTAGTTACCTACTTCATGTAGTTTGTCAATATACTTGGCTTCTTCCACAACTTTTTGAAGACCAGCAACACCTAGGTCTTGCTTTAGGCGAGCAAGAACCTTGCGGAACTTACCAGCCTCGTCACGCGGTTGAGTCTGGGGAGTGTATACGCCTTTAGCGCGACTTCCGCTCTCTACAGTAGGAGCGTTTGCTGGGACTCCATCTACCACTTCTGGTAGAACTTCGCCCTGTTCGTCGGTGTAAGGAATAAACTCATCTCCCTGTTTAGGAGACTCAACCGCTAATGCTTTTCCCAAGCGGTCCTGAGCACTGGCAATTCTCGCTCTCAAGTCGTCTGCGCTAGAGACCAAAGCCTCTTCGTCGATAGAAGCGGTGCTCCACTCTTGCGGAATGAGGTCACCCTTCTTTAGAGCGCGAGCACGCTTTTCGATGTGCTTTCTAGCAGCAGACTTGTTCTTAGCGCGACCGTAAGCCTGAATAGCGTTCTTCAAGTCAGCGACGTTGCGAATTGGGTAAGAGCCATCTGGCAATGCCTTACCTTCTTCAGCCAACTTATCTCTCGTTTTGCGAGAAATAAAAGCGAACTGGTCGTCGTACTGGAACTCTTCTTCGGACTTCACGCGAGCAGAGAGTTCTGCGACCTTAGCCGACAACTCTTCATTCTTCTGTCCAGCAACTAGTTGCTCGATAGCGTTTAGACGGTCAGATAACTCATCGACTGGGCTACCCTTCATCTTTGCCAAAGTAGCAGCACCTGCCGCAACCAATGCCATAACAGCACCAGATGCTACGCGAGCACGGGCAATCGGGAAGCCTGGAACGTTTACCTGACATACGGCAACAAGTTCTAGTGAACCACGAATTGGACGCCAGTCACCCGAAGGTGCGGACGCACGGAGAGCGCGAATCTGCTCAGGCTGAGTTCCAGGGCGGAGAGCACCAGCAACCCAAATGCCGTATGAGTCCTCTCCAGCGTGAACGTCTGCCACAGATGAAGCAGTGTCGTCATAGTGCTTGACTGCTTCCATTGCGCTTGCTTCTAGCGAAGCGTGTCCTCCAGCAAGAGTTAGTTGCCCTACTGGAATGTCAGCACCATCTTCAGTCCTGACCACGCCAGTGTGGAAGTAAGCATATCCACTCTTGCTACGTGGCGGACGGGTGCCATAAGCCATACCAATGTGATTCGTGTCCCATGAAGCAATGTGACCATAGACCCTACCAGTGTCATCAACAGTAAGAGGCGTCGCTTTGGTCAGTTTTGGGTTTTTGAACCAATTAGCAGGCGGTGTTACGGGGATAGCGCCTGCAACAAAACCGCAAGCCACTAGGCTCTCGGCATCGTTGAAATCAGCGTCGTCCGCGTAGATTCCGTCTTGTGGAATCACGGTGTCCTCCTGTTGATTATCGGTGTAATCTTCTGCTTCGGTAGACAGAAGAATCTTGCACTCTTGGAAGGCTGGCTTGGCAACAATAGTTACGCCCATAATACGAGCCTTATCTATAATAATTTTACCCTTGCCAACAGACTTTGAGTTCTTGGAAGCGGCGTCGTCGTCTTCCTTTTCGTTGTGCTCGGTTGCTTCGAACTTATCCATATCAGCGGATACGCCACGAATGAAACCATTGCGGATTAGTCTCTCTACTTCTTTAGCGTGAGAGCCTGTGTCGAACACACCTTGGCAGTTACCGATACCTTCTTCGGTTCTTTCCATGCTGTCGATTCGACCAACTACTACTGAACCTTGGTGTCCATCAGCAGTTTGAATTTGCCACATAAGTGGTAGTGGAAGTTCGCGCCAAGTAATAGCGCCCTTCTTGAACTTACGACCATCGCCAGACTCGTGGTCTTCTGGTATTACTAGAGGGATGCTGAATTTAGCACCCTGCTCTGCTCCACCAGCAATCAGACCAACTCTTTCTTTTAGAGCGTTAGCGGTTGCCTGTAGATTCACAAGTTCCAAAACTTTTTCTTCGCTATTGATTACTTCATTGCTGAATACGTTTCTACCGCCACGAGTGCGACCACCATACATCTTTAGGTGCGCTTTATCTCCAGTCCAAAGACCAGTGACTTCCTTGTGACGCAAGGCACAGTAACCTCTCGCGCGAGGTCCAATGTATTTAGACAAATAGCGGACGCATCTGGTCCAGTCGCCACCAGTGTTCCAACGAATCTTGGCAGCGCCTCTACCCTTGGTCCAGTAGCGACGCAACTTTTCAGCGCTTCTACGGTTGCGGTCAATGTTGTAGCCACTAGGTGGTCTAGCACCAGCAACCAAAACCTCGAACTCTTCGTCTGAGAAATCGTTGAGCGTCTTTAGACCAGCAACAATTTCTTCTTCTGGCTCCCAGTGGTGGTCATAGATGTCGTCCTTCTCTTCCATAATTTCTGGCAGAGGCATAAGCAAATCTTTTTCGGTAATCTTTGTAGGCTCGCCAATGTTCTCGCCCCAAACTTCTTCCATCAAGAATTCCTGAGAAGAGTTTTCATTACCTGGATTTAGACGTGAGCCAGTGTAAACACCAGTGGCTTCCTTGTGACGGAGTTGGCAATAGCCCTTAGAGCGGACACCAAGATACTTTCCTAAGTAACGGACACAACGCTTCCAGTCGCCAGGAGTTCCCCAGCGAATCTTTGTTGCTCCCTTACCAGTAGTCCAGTAACGTCTTAGAGCCTCAGCGCCTCCCCTGTTTCGGTCCAATCCACCCGCTGCTAAAAGTGATTCGAAATCTGGGAAAATTTCCTCTAAATAGTCGTTTTCGAAGGCTTCCATAACAGCAGGGTTAGGCCCAAACAAAACCATCAGGGCTTGGCTATAAGCACTAGCAACCAAGCCATCAATCTGGGTCAAGACATCGTTAAGAGTTTCGCTGTCCATAGGGACCACTGGCGGTGGAGTAGCCGAACGTAGGTCATCCAAATACTTAGCGTCACGAACCCACTTCTTATCTTTACGAACATAAGTCATAGGTTGGTTAGAAGTGACACCCGCTGGAACAATGCTGACCAAATCCAAAACGGCACGAGGGTCGTCTGGCGCAACAATTGCTAAATACAAAGGCTGAACGTCAGAAACTTTCTTCTCTCCAACTGGACGCTCTTCATCGGTCTTTTCTTTTACTGCCTCTTTTACTTCTGCTTCAGCAGCAGAGGTAATTGGCTGATACCAAAGAGCGTTTGGGGTGTAAGTTTTTCCGTCCTTCTTGACGGTCTTGTTTAGCCAGTCTTTTAGAAGAGGGTGCTGATAGGCATCGTAGTCACCAGGCTTTTGTTTGATACCAGTGAGATTCTCCAAGAACTTGCCAGTAGCGCCAGTATCAAGACGTGAGCGAGGAACGGTGTCGTATGGGGTTTTAGGGTTGAAGTATGGCTTTTCGCCACTTCTTAGGTTTGAGGTAGGAGTGCCAGTAGATGACCCTCCCGTGTTGGTTCCAGTTCCAGTTCCAGTTCCAGTTCCAGTTCCAGTTCCAGTTCCAGTTCCAGTTCCAGTTCCAGTTCCAACAGGCTTGAACAAGTTTCTTTGGCTTGCTACCCACGCTGGATAGTCAGCCAAAATAGAAGCCAAGTCGTTTCTGGTCAAAGGCGGAAGAGTTCCAGGCAAGTGAGCCTTAGGCTGATTGATTGGAGTTCTAGGCTCTCCGAGGATTCCCCTCGTATCCATCGGAGCAATTTCATTAGGGTCTGGCTCAAAATCAGAGCGACCTGCGACCTGAGCCTTAGGCTCTTCCAACTTGCGGGTATCGGTTGCTGGAACTGTAGAACTAGTTCCGTCATCGTGCTTTACGGTAACAGTCTTGTTGGCAGCGTTGATTGCGGTGATAACACCATTAGGTCTGCCAACTACCGAAACCTTGTTTCCTTGGGCAGCGAATAGACCGCGAGCATCTCTGACCTGCTTGGCTGCGTTTTTGCTACGGTCTGCTGGAGTGTATCCAGCGGTTCCATCGGCAGGCAAGTTGTTAGGATTCTGAACCGTAGCGCCAATAGGGTCCTCGCCAGCAGCAGTCACTGCGTAGTCAATAAAGTCCCAGTCTTCGCCAGCAACAGCGCCAGCAGCAAGCATCGCCTCTTCTTCATCGATTTCCAAAATGGTTACCTTGTCGAAAGGCTTAGCCTGTAACTTGGCGCAAATAATTAGAGCAGACTCTGGGTCAATAAGAATGTGTTCCTTAGGAACGGTGTCGTAGGCATCGTCTAGAGCACGGTCGTAAGTCCAAATGTCTCCATCGGCGTGACCTAGGTCGTCCCAGGTTCCGTCGTCCCAAGCGAAAACGTGACCATCGATATCTACTTTGTAGATACGGTCAATTCCAGAGCCATCTAGTCGAACGCGAGCCATAAACTCTGGAGCAACTGACTCATCTAATTCATAAGAAACTTTAAAATCTTCTAATTCAGGCATAGGGTAAGCATCTGCCCTAAGACTCTTCTTGTCTTCGCGCTCGACGATAGCCTTAGCCCAACGCCACCCAGCGTCTCCACCCCAAAGCGCCCAAGCGATACGCCCGTTGCTAGGGAAGTTGTCCTCGCCCGGTCTCCAGCCCTTACCCTTTTTGTCAACTTCGTGACGAGGGAAGTACTTTGCAATGTGGCGAACCTTCTCGATACCAATCTGTCCACCCTTAGCAAGAGTGCGTGCGGTGTTTAGACCTACAGGGGTGCCACCGCGCTTCTCTTCCTTACGCCATTCCAAAGCCTTTTTTGCCTCTGATTGGACGCCTGAAGGTATAGTGTATAAACGTGCCGAAGCCGTTAAAGAATCAAGTTTTACGCGACTCAAAGCCACTTCAGCCAAGTCAACAATTGACGAATCGCCATAAGTTTCTTCTGACAGAATCCAGTCAGCGGACGCGATTAGCGACGGGGTCTCCCCGATTTCAACTACAAGTCCGACGGTCTCATCAATAACCACCGAGTGCGTCTCATTGCTAAAAAGCAATAAAGAGTTGTGTCTACCCAGAAAATGGGACATTACCCGTTCCTTACCAAAGGTTATTAGTCATTATTGATTATAGTAGATGTAGACGGGGTCGATAAGTAAGTCTTGACTTCTGAGAACTTTAGATAACCCTTTTGGCGGTCATATAAATACAGAAAAGCCTTAGCCCGTTCTTTATCTACTTCAAAGACCTCTAGGTCTTCGTAATAGTCCTGAGACATGTCCTCAAACACCCATCGGGCGTTTGAACGTACGTAGTTGCGATAGTTTGTTAGGTAATTAATAGACATCAAGTAGTCCGAAGTCTCTGACTTATAGACAAAGAACGCCTCAAAGAACGGAGGCAACTCGGGTAACTCAAAGCCAGTAAGTTTATTGATTGCTGGCAGAGACTCACCGATAATCTTTTTTTCTATAATGAGTTCTGGAATCGGCATCTTGTAGGAAGAAATCCACTCGCCATCGTCTTCCATCAAAGTTCTGAGAATATACTCAGTCTCATCTAAAGAAAAACCAATTAGTTCGTCGGTCCCCTCGGACTTGATGTTTACGTCCTCGACATCAAAATACTTGATTTCACCGTTTGGCATAACCACATACAAGCCCTTAGTTTCCTCGGCTCTGTCGTAGTAAGCGCCTAGGATGGTGCTGTTATAGTTTTCCTTGCCTTGAGCGGTGATAACGCCAACTGTCTTGAATAGGGTGCCTAGAGAGTTAGAGTCCAAAGTAAAGTTTTTATTTTCTGGCATTATTCACTGTCCTCTTTTAGAAAAAACTTCACGTTCAAGTCCTTGACATCTTCTCTAGTGACCTTTATTAGCGGAAGCCCTTCGTCATCAGTTGCTGGGGTCCAGTCGCCTGGCAAGTGCTTGTAGACATAATCTAGAGGAACTATTTCTATTTCGTTATTTTCTAGATTTTTATCTATTACGTGGACATAGGTAACGTCACCAATTGTGAAATCGTAAATAATTACTAAAGACGGCAGGCTTGCCCTCACATACATTTCTGTTTTACCGATTTCCATGACTACCTCCTAGACTTAATTTGCACGGGGATGCCAATGCCTATTGCTCTTAATTTAGACTCGACTTCTCTCTTCTGAGTCTCGCTATTAACGTAAATTGCTTCCACTTCTTCTAGACCAATTCGACCATTCATTTGAATTTCAAAGTAACTACCACCGTAGTTTTCAATACCACCATCGTTATTGATTTTAATTTTATCTCCCCAGCCAGCGTTCCACATCTGCTCGTCAGTGAATCCTAACATAGGCATTGCTGTTACTGGAGCGTCCAAAGAATCTCTAAAAGTAACGGTAGTTCTGTTCTTTACTGAATCCTTCATAACTAGAATTATGTCGCCGTACTGGTAAGCAGTCTCAGACTTCATTCCGCTATTTAAAGCCGAATCCACGTTTCGCCTAACCGCGGCAGTTACGTTTCTGTAACCTACAACATCCTCAGGACCATCAAAGTCGGTAACTTCTCCAATACCGTTCACACCGTTATTTAAGGGGAACCCATACTTAGTCCTCATGTCATCGGTGGCAGTCAGTGAGACGTTACCAAATCTCCACTCAGCCCTTCTACGTCTCATTCCCCACTTGGGGTCATCGCGGAAAGCAGCGTAACCACCAGTTGTCCTAGTTTCGAACTGATTTTTCAGTCTGCGCTCTTCAGGAGTGGGGGCATTAATCATTGTGAAAAGGTCTTCAATTTTGATGTTTTTTGCTACTTTAGCGCGTTCCATCCTGTCTCTGACCCTGTTCTGAGCAAAAGTAAAGTTAGCCATAAGTTCCTTGTGAAGTGCTTCATTAAACACTCCATCTTGGTAGGCTCTACTTCTTATCGCCAACAACTTTTTAACTCTTTCGTTGTTGTATTCAACAAAGTTTTCTATTTGCTGATACTTAAAGTCCCTCCATTGCTCTTTAAAATTTCTTAGGTCGGCTGCTTCGGTTACCATAGGGCTAAAATCTACAGAATCCGCTTCTCTTCTTAATCTTTCCTTAAGAGCAAGGGCGTCAAACCAAAGGGCTTCTCCAGTAGTTTTTTCTGGGTCATAACGGTCTTGGTCCTTAAGAATGTCTTTGGCAACTAAACTAGTAGGAGTGTCGGGTTTAATAATTGGGTCATCTAGGTAAGGTCTCAGAAAATCCCTAGTAATAGGCTCTGGCATACCTTCCGAATCCTTAGAGTTCTTGAATAGGTCGGACTCTTCGCCATTCTTAAATTTTTCTAACTCGCCGTTGATTAAACCATTGGCCCATTCCTTGGCTTCATCTCTGCTACGGAAAGTGCGAACTTCGTAAGGAGTTCCACCAATACCAGACTTCTTGTTGTAAACAGCGCCAAGAACTCCAACGCCAGGCACATCAGTAATAAGAGCGGCAGGGTTGCTGTCATCATCGCTACCTTCGATGCCAGTAACGGTCAATACTTCTCTACCGTCAGCGTCTGTGTCCCACTTGGTCTCTGGCTCGTCAGGCTTGCCGATTCTAGAAGGGTCCTCTGCCCTACGAGTAGCCCACTTCATAGCCTTCTCGCGGTCAGTAAAGTCCTTTTCTTCGGCAGGTGACAAGTCGTCAAGAGCGTCCTTACCATTGTTCCAAGCCTTGCCCTTGAAAATTACGTTACCGTTTTCGTCAGTTGACTTCTCGATACGCATATATGGCTTAGACATATCGTTAGAACGAAGAATAGTAGGAGCGTCGCCTTCTCCGCCACGGACCGTGTAGCCCTCTGGCAGTGCTGGAGCACCAGCAGGAACGCTAGGGGTAGCAGGAGCCTCGGGGCTAGCAGGGGCAGGAGCAGGTGCCGAACCGAGGTCCTTGTATTGCTTGATGTCACGAGCAGGTCTACCTTGAATCGCAGAGCGCAAATCAGAAGAGACCATAGCAATAGCGTGCTCTGGGTCTAGGGCAGTTCTACCTTCAAATACTGGTCTGCTAGCCATTCTGTCTGAATCGTTTGCCCAAACTGTAATTGTTCTCTTGCCGTCTCTAACTAATGAGATTTCGGCGATAGGAGAATCAGGGTCGGTAACTCCGTCAGCGTTCTTCTTTGTGATAAATACGCTTCCGTAGCCACCACTAGAAGTTCTTCTCACCGCTGAGTAGCCCTCAGGTAACTTGTATCTGTTTCTAAGTTCCGTAGGAAGCGAAGTGTCAGTAAACAAGTAGGTGTGCATGTCCTCAAGGAAACGGTCATTGTTAGTCAGGTCAGCCATACGGTCTTCCAACTTCATACCGTCGTGAGGAGCACCAGCGCGAGCGTTCTTTAGGTCGCTATTTGCCATCTTGATGGCTTCAATAGGGTTAGGCGCTACTCTGTTCTTATAGATAGGAGGAATAGTGACCGCAAAACCACCAGGTCTCCTAGTTTGAACTTCCCAAGACAAGTCTGGTCTTCTAATGACTTCTACTCTTAAATTATCCGTTGGTCTGTCTAGATGTTCGATTGTCATGGACTCGCCAGACCTGATAGTTACCTTATAACCTTCTGGTACCTTGAACTCTTCAGGAGCGTCATCCCTATTCATTAGTTCTGCATGCCAGTTAGTTAGTTCAATCATGCCATCAAGCGACTTAACCGCGGCATCAAAGTCTTCTAGGTCTGGCGCAGGGCTTACTCTACCGTCAAGCCACTCTGATGGGCGAGCGCCAGAATTAATTCTAGTTATAGCATAGGCTTCGGCTTCATCTCTAGAGCCATGAACGGTCTCCAACCTAGCGCTGCTACTAACAACTCTCCACTTACCACCAGCCGCACGCTTAACTGAAATGTCATGAACCTCGCCCGTGTCTACATCGGTAAAAGTAGTTTCAATAGCCTGACGATTGACATTGTGCATCCTACCGTCAGCGCTTTCTACCTTTGTGTAACTACCAGCCTTAGCCATGTCGATAGTGTCACCACGCCTGTGGGTTAGACCGACATCAGCGGGCACAGAAGGAGCACTATCTCCCCTGCTAAGGGCGCTAATAGCAACTGCCTCTGCTTCTTGTCTAGAAGAAGGGGAGTAGAGAGTTTCTCCGATGCCAGATATCCCCGTAACTTTCCACGTACCATCTAGGTTATTGCTCACACTAATAGGATGTTTCTCGCCAGTAGCAGGATTAGAAAAAGTAGTGCTAAGCCCAGTTCTAGTAATTTGGTGAACTACACCTGAACTGTCTTCGGCACCTGTGTAATCATAAACATCGTCCACGGATACTGCCTCGCCTTTTTTGTGGACATTAGTCGGGGCTGGAATTATTCCAGCGTCAATTTTCATCGCCTCAGCCACAAGCCTCATGGCCTCTGTCTTAGTGGCTACCGTCTTGCTCTTATTAATTCCAACAAAACCTGGATACGTAAAATACACCGAAACTGTGCCATCAGGATTAGGTGCAAATAGTCCTAGCGTGGAACCAGAGTCTTGAGTGACTTGCATTCCTCCACCTTCTCGAACACTGGCCTTATAGCCTTCAGGTAGACCGTACTTAGAGTGTCCACCATTCATAGCATTTACGTGAGCATCACCGAACTCATCTAGTCCATTTAGGAACTCATCGGAAGCCTCTGAAGTTCCAGAGCCGTCTCTCGTAGGAATAGGAGTTCTGTCGGTCTCAGGGGCAGCAGGAGGAATTGGAGAAATAGGTCTCTTGGTTTCAGCATCAATTGCTGGTAGCGGGTCGCTACCGTCCTTACGCTTTAGAATCTCCAAGTTGCGAGTGGTAATTTCAGTCCAACCAGCGCGTCCAGGGAATTGAACCCAAACCTTATCGGTGTACTCGTATTGTCCAGAAGGCTTCCTGTTGATAACCAACTGGATGCGGTCCATGACCACACCTTCCTTGATTCGACCACTAGGTGAGTAGTGTCTGACCTTGTCACCAATTCGAACAATAGAAGCATTGTCTCTAGCAACATAAGGAATAGCGTTCACACCAGGGAAGTTTCGGTTAGCCTCGATACGTTCTACTAGGTCAATTACCTGTTCTTTGTTCAGAGCAGTCTGACGACCAGAAGTCATACGAGAAATAATGTCTCTATCAAGGACTCCTCTGTCTACCAACTCAGCGATGTATCCGATTAGAGCATCCTTCACACCGTCTCCAGTGGTCTTGATACCAGTGTCCCCAATAAACTTTTCCCCGACCCTAGGAGAAAGAGTTTCAGGCAACAACTGACCAGTAGCAGGGTTCACTACCTCGTTCTGCAAGTCACCACTGTTAGACAGCCATTGTCTAGGGTTGCGCTTCAAAATACCCTGCTCTGGGCCTTCACCGTTTAGTAGTGGTGGAATGTCGTTTAGCAACGCCAAAGGCGAGTGAGTCTGAGGAGTGACTCTACCTGCGCGAGGAGTGTAGTCAGGGTCAATCGAACCATCTGGCTTAAGCAATACTTCTCGAGCGTAAGCAACAAAACGCTCGTTTGGTAGGCGGTGGACTACAACCTGATACTTGAAAGTTCTTCTTAGTCTTGAACGCTCGGTGTATTCTCGCTCAGCAATAACTAGGTCACCGTTTGGCAACTGGACAGCGGTAGGGTAGGCGGTCTTGACTTGGTCAATAATGTAACTGCTACGTGCCCTAAACGCTCTTAGTCCGCCAGGTAGAGCGGTGGTGTCTCCGCCACCAGCGCCTCCAGCGCCCTCTTCCTTGTCCTTACCTTCAGGCACGGCAACAGCGGCTGGAACTCTAGGGTCGACTAGGTAAGAGTCGTCCATTAGGGCTTCTTCTAGGTTTACAGAAGCACCAGTCTTATCAATCATCGCGACGGTGACTTTGCCGTTTTCCTTGTCGACGTAGGTAATTGCTACCTTGCCGATGTATTCACCCTTAGCATTGACAATCTTGTCACCAGGTGCGAGTTCGGAAGCCTTCTTTCTAATGAAAGGACTAGTGGTCATATCTTCGTCGCCCGAAGGACCCTTAGGCGGAACGATGCCACCATCGGTTGGCTTGCTAGGAGTTACTGATTCGCCATCTCGCTCCGAAGCAGTAACATCATCGCTACGGTCTGGAGTTCTAGATAGTTGCCTAATCAAAGAACCAACCTCACCCTTTACAAGGTTTGGCTTTCTTAGGTGCTCTCTGTACTGGGCGCGAGTAGCACCGACCATTTCTTTAGTGTTGACCAATCTAGTTAGCGTAGCGATTTGGTCTTCGGTTGCCTTGTCTAGGTGTCCGCCCTTGTGGACCACTGGGCTAATAGGACCTAAGTCAACTTCGCCAACACCCAATTCGTTGAATAGGTTTTTGTCTCCGCCGATGATTTCTGTGGCTAAGTCTCCAGCCCAAGCGGTGGCTTGCCTGTCATTGTCAAAGAAAGCGAGTCTTGCTCCAGGGTTGCCTGGAGTGCCGATGTTGTTTGGAAGAATATACGCTTCAAACTTGTAAAGCCCCTTAGCAGGTCTTACTTCAGCAATTGTCTTACCAGACGAATCATTAATCGAGTAAGTTCCGTTGGTCAGTTTAGAAACCGTATAAGACTTGCCTAGCACCTCGGAGGTTCTAGACCACTCAATAGTTCCAACTTCGATGTCTTCATCGTCAGAACGAGGCACGCCTAGAGGCTTTGATATAGGAGTTGGTCCCGTAGGAAGAGAGAAGATGGCTCTAAGTCCTTGAAGGTTGTCAGGGTTAGCGGACCACTCAGGGTCAGAGATTCGGTCTAGGAAATCGCTCTGACTCATCCACTCCCTGTTTCTGTATTTTCCACCATCGTCGTCAGAAAGGAGTCGTTCATTGGCTAAGTTCAAGTCTCTAGCCTCATCTTCTGACAAGTCGTAGATAGAAACTCGTGACTTGTAGCCAGGAGCCAACTCGACTTCGTGCGTTACAGGAGTTTTGCTCTCAAGTCCGTGAGTTTTAGAATCCAAAACTTGACGTAGGTGTTCAGCGTCAGCGTCGTGGCTGTAAGCACCTCTATCTTCAATCAATCCACCGAGAACTTCTCTGTCGCCTATGCCTCTACCAAATCCAAGAATTGAGTAACTTCCGTCAGCGTTCTTTCTTCTAATAAAAGTATTGAAAGTTCCGAAAGCAGAAGTCCTGTAGATTCCGTTAGCGTCAACGTAACTTGGTGGGGTACTCATATAGAATCCACCAGCGTCTATAACAGGTATAGGTTGCTTGAAAGCGAAAGGAAGTTCTTCAGGAACAATCTCGCCGTTTCTTATCTTCTGAGTGTAAGGGAACAGGTCTGAGTGACGTTCTGGGTAATAAACGCCATCAGGAGTTCTCTTCAAAGGCAGACGGTCAGACATCTTTACCCTCTTAGGACCAGAAGGTACGGGTTCTTCCAACAATATTGGCTCATCGATGGTTTCTTCTGAAGTGTCTGGAACTTCTACAACATCTTCAGACTCAGGCTCAGGCTCAGCGGCAGAAGAACCAGCACGCTTTCTGCGCTCTTCCTCGATGTCAATTCCCAACTTGCGGAGAATACCGTCTCTGCGAGCCTTTAGAATGTCAAGAGTTTTCTTCCTGTCTTCTTCGTTTTCGATAAGAACACCAAGTTTGTCTAGCGCCTCGTCAGTAAGAGGGACCAAGTGGTCAATAGCGAATTGCTTGCGCTTTTCTTCGCTCAGACCTTTGTAGATAGTAGAACTTCTCCAGTCCATATAGTTGCCCATAAAATAATCTACAGAAGATTCGCCTCTATCAGGCTGGAAGGTAGTTGCTCGAACTGCACGGTCTCCACCAGCCTTGAACAGACCAGCGCCACCCATGTCGCAACGGTATGCTCTACCGTCGGTTCCGACAATAATGTTGCCAGAGTTAGTGGCAATATCGCGGTTGTCAAATAAAGCATCAATCACAAAACCGCGCTGAACGTCTTCACCAATTTGGGTGCCAGACCCAGAACGCTCGGTGGTCTGCATCCAATTTCTACGACTGTCGGAATTCACCCAAGGGTCCATAATCACAGACTCTGAGCCGTTTTTGCCCTTTTGTGCGTTAGTTGCTTGGATTCCAGCAAAGTTATAAACAGCGTGAGCAAATACTTCGGCATCTACTCGTCTCTTGTTCTCTGCTTCTCTAGTAGCGTCAGGACCAGAGGTAATGCCTCCACCCTTGCGCTTAAATATTCTTCCATCTGAAAGTTTAACTTTTTTAGCGCCGTTTACTCCACCAAGCGCAGAAACTTCCGTTGCGCCAGTAGAGTCAATAACAGTAGAAGAGTGTGCGAGTATGTCGTCTATTGTTCTAGTGCTCGGCGAAGACTTGTAGCCAATATCGCTAAAGTCAGGAATCATATCCTTTCCTAGGCGGTCCTTGGAAAGTTTTCTTGCCTCTTCTAGTGCTACTTCAGGCGTACTAAAGATTTTATAGACACGCTTAGGCTCGCCAGGTGCTATCTCACCGCCACTAGCAGTTAAGTACCATTCGCTTCTGCCAGTTCTATTAATTTGTAAGTCAAACTTGTTAACAGCCTCGTTGTTTGGGTCAGTAACGCTAATAGACACAAGTTTGTAATCAGGCGCGGCCCTTCTGTAGGCAGATGCCCTAGCCCGCTGACCAGTAACCTTAATCTTTCTTAATATAGCGCCTTCGTTGTAGGAAAGAACTCCATAAGTAGAAAGAGTCAGGTCAGTCGTTAGAGTCTCTGACTCTTCGTAGCCAGACAAAAAGTTTTTAGGTCGTTCCGCAGGAACCCGACTGTTATCAAAAAAGTTTACATTTGCTTCTAATTTTCTTGCCAACTCGTCGCCAGCCCACCACAAAGCCATGTCTCTGTTAGTGAAAGTTTCGGTGAGCGAGTCTACTTTGGCTTGGAACTGTCCGTCTTCGCTAGCAGTTACGGTTGCAAGTATGTTGCCATTGTCATCGCGGAACAGGTCGTCCTTGCCACCTTCCCCGAGCACCCCTCTGTTGTCAGAAAAGTGGACAACCTTAGGGTCAATAATTCCAATTTGGTAACTAGTTGTCTTGGAACCTAGCCGTCTTTCTACCATAGGCAAAGTAGAAGGAATTTGCTTTGTAATTTTTAGTGGAGGTAAGGCTCCCGAGCCAGGCATAATCTGGTCGACAAAGAACATGTCGTCTCTAGCCAAATCGCCAAGCACGGCGTCTGCCTCTGCTCTTGTCTCATAGCGCTCTACAACTTTACTTTCGTGGTCCTCAACGTTGAATCTGCTCAATGCGACAGCATCTTTTTTGCCAAACCAAACTACAGCGTAAGGTCGCAACGGGTCGGTTGTAGTGTCTAAACGAGTGAGACCGATAACCTTAGAGCCAGAACCCAAAGAATCAAAAGAAGTGCCATTAGGGTCATCAATAATTACAGTCGCTCTACCGTTAGATTCAGTCTCTGGGTTAGCGTAAGTGTTGGTTCTCAAGAAGCCGGGATTTGCTCCGACCTGGAAAGTATTAGTTACTCTTTCGCCGTTATCTGCCACGTTGAGAGACCTGATGTACTCGCGGACCCTCTTCGCCCCAGCGGACTTTAGAAGCGCGTTAGTGTCTACACCTTGGTGCTGAAGCGCATCTCTAATTGCAAGAATTGAGATACTTCTCTCGGTGCCATTAGCAAACTGTAGGTTCACATAACTACTGTTTCTCTTTACAGCACTAACAAGCCCCTGAGACAGTCCAGAGCGAGAGAAGTTTCTAGCAATAATCCTAGGATTGTCACTCGTTCCTAAGCGGGACCAGTCGTCCGCTTCATCTACGCTAACGTATGGGTTGCGGTCCAAGGACATGTAACTAGGTGTTTGTAGGTTCTCGTTTTCGGAAAGTTTGCTTAGTTGGAGACCAAAACCCTCTCCAGTAACTTCATCGTCAAAGATTGCAGAGCCAGCGGAAAGTCTGTGAGCATCCTCGTCGTACATACCGCCAAATTCAAAGTCTGCTGGCGGAATCACGATTCCCACGGACTCGATTAGTTCGGCAGCCTCGCTCTTAATAGAAGGGGCAGTTCTTCTAAACTCTTCTAGTCTTCTTTGGTTTTCGTCTCCACCCAAAACCTCGTCGTAAAGTTTGGCGAGAATCATATTGTGGTCTAGGCTCTTACGTCTAATGGCGTCATAAATAGAGCGTGCTTGTATGTTTCGGTCTACACCATCGAACGACATAACTGCTAGGTCAGACTTGTTTCTAATGCTCTGTCTTAGAGCATCCACCAGTCGCTCTTCTGTCTGTAGTTCTAGAGTTCCGCCCTCGTCGCTCCATGAACTAGGAGCAGGGGTGTCTGAGTTTATCCACTCTGCTGGATACACTCTCTTTGGCATATATGAATCAGAAGAATCAATAGGGGGAACACCCTCTGGCATAATAAAGTCGGTTCTAAACGGCTCATAGCCATTCTTAGCCGTGTAAGGGTCAGAGTTGACCTTGCTGAAAGCATTAAAGTCCATGTCCTTAGGGCGCTCTACCCTAGTGCTGTCATCAAAACTTCTAGCATCGATAGCGGGAATTAGGTCGTCTAGAGATTCGGACAATCCTCCAGAAATTCTTCTAATGCTAGAACCAAGAGAGACGTCAGCGCTAATAACATCTACTGCTTTCTTTAGATTACGCAACTTAGAAAGAGCATCTTCCTTTGTTGCTCCGCCCAAGAAAGCGGTATCAAGAAGCGTGCCTTGGATGTTTATTAGTTCCCAGTCTTTTTTGCCACCATCAAGATAATCTTTAAAGTAGTTAGCCACGTCAGGTAATTCCATAGCAGCGACACCGAGTTCGTCGGCAAGTTCGTGGATAGATTTATCCATATTCCAAAGCGGACCGATGTTGTCTCCACCAGCGAGACTGCCGTCCAAGGGCTTTAGGAAGTTTTGGAACGTCATCTTTCCAGGAATATCTAGCGAACTGTGGTCACTAGGGTAATAAGTCAAAGTGGTAAAAGCCCTGTAACTGCGGTCAAACCAGCCAGCGTCACTCATTGACTGAATAATGTCCGAATTTGGATTGATTACTGTAAGGGCTTTTTCTTTTTGGGCAGGGTGGTGATATTTAAGATTTTTATTTACAAGTTTGCTTGCTAAGTTTCCCATTCTTAGCAAGTAAGCACTGTGCATAAATCCACGACCATTTTGGTTGTGTACGTATCCTAGGAAAGCATAGAGCGCTCCAGCCAATCCGCTAGATTGAAGAGAGTCCTCTGTTCTAATCATTCCGGGAGAAACTGGTCTAATTTTGTCTGAATTAGGGCTATACGGGTCTAAATATGCCTCGCTCTCGGTGTGGAAACCGTCGTCGCCACCACCAAGATGATTCAAGGTTGCTGCTCGCTCCGTACCGCTAGGGAGCCTTACATAATTTCCACTAGCGTCAAGTTTTCTTGCCTCAATGTCCGAGTTGTATCTGTCCATGCTAAGTTCATAGACCGAGCCATCACGAGCAACAAAAATTGCTTTTGCTTTGTCAATGATTTTGGTTCTAGTGTCTCTGCCAGTTTTAGTGGTTATAGAGTCTTCGATGAAAGTCAGGTTTCTGGTTCTGTTCTCCATAGAACCAGTAGAAATGTAATCTTCCCTCGGGTTGCCAGTGTTAATGGCAGTAATAAATCCGTTATATGCTCTAGTGACACTCAGGGCAATCGTGCGCTGGCGCTTGTACTTTTCCATATTGTCTGAGACAGCGGCGATAGTCAAAGCCCTGACCGCGTTCTCTTGGAAAGTCTTTAGGTTGTTGTAAGTATTTTTTTGAGAATCACTAAGACTGTCGTAGTCAACAGCCAAATCCATTGCTCTAAGTTGGCGAACAATTTCTGGGTCAGTGTCGTCAACGATGTCTGACAAATCAGAAATCGGGTCTTCAGTGCCTCCGCCAGAATCCCTAGCCATCCTAGGAGTTGGTGCAAATTCACTACCGTCGCTAGATGGGCTAATTCTTCTGCTACTTGCGCTACCAGGCTGAGTTAGTTTGCCTTCTGGCTGACCCGGTGCTGAAGGTGCTACGGTAATTGACTTAGCAAAGTTGTGTGCAAGAGATACTTGCATAATGGTTTCATCGAGTAGGTCAGCGACCTCTCGGTTGTCGGCGTCTTTTTCGTCTTGCTTTTTCTCTGCTTTAGCCAAAGAACGGCTTAGCGCCTTCAAAGCCTGAGTAATCGCAGAACTGCCCTTATCAAGGGAGTTCTCTAGCCTGTCAATGTTCTCCGCAATAGATTTCTTATCTGACTCATAAATGCCAGTAGGTAGAAGTTCTAATAGGTTGTCTCGAAGAAACGAAGGAAGTTCGCGAAGATGTTCTCTTAGTCCTTCTTCGTCTTCGGCTCTTGCTGCGTCGACTCCTGAATCACTGACAGGCGTGCGCTCTTCAGGCGCAGAATCTGCTCTCTCTGGCTCAGGTTCTTCCACTCCTCTGGACTTATCTCCGCCCAGACGCGCTGATTCACGCTCTTTTCTTGCTCTTCCATTGTCTCCAGTTCCTCCTGTTTCAATCTCATCCCAAGTTTTTAGGTTGAAGATGGCCTTTTGGTTTCTATCTTTTCCAGCCTTGGTTGCTTCCTCAACATTGTCTTCCTTGAAAACTTCGCTGACGTCATATACCAATTCGTGGCTCTTTTTATCGTGCCAAAGACCAAGATACTTGTTGCCACCAAACTTGTCAATGTTTCTATTGACATAGTCGTTCATAAGTAGGTCGCCGATGCCGTCCTCGAGCGCCACTGTGTCAATAATCTCGTCGTTGTTGCCCCTAACGGCAACGGCCCAGCCTTGAAGCCTGTTGCGTCGGCTCAGCGGGTTGATGGTTGCCCCGCCAGCGCGAGCCTTTTCCAGCAAATCCTTGTTATCTCTGCCCAAAGGCTCTGGCTGATAAAGTTCGCCGTTTTTAGTTAGTGCGTAGTGCTTAGCAATAGCGTCGGTTAGGGAACTGTAAAGTCTGGTGGTTCCGTCCTCGCCCATAAAATCGTCTAAAGCATCGGCTTCGCGCTTGTCGATAAGGTCAGAAGTGTGCTCTACGGCATCAAAGATTCTTCTGTCAGCCTTGAGTTCCTCTGGCGTAATGCCAAGAGCCTTGGCAGCGTTGTCGTAGACGTTAGAGCGGTTAGCGTCAGGGAACTTAGGGGCGACTGGCTCTACTGGAACGTCTTCCTTGATTACGTTCTTGCCAGCAATCTGTACAAGTTCTTCACCCTCGTACATTCTTTCGCTACCATCAGCGAACTTGATTAGTGCGCGGGTGCCGTCTGGCTCAGGGGTGATAGAAGCAATTTTCTTGCGCTTGCCGTCAGCATCAACAATCTGGTCTCCAACGCGAAGGCTAGGTGCGCTTAGCCAGTTGTCTGGTTGCTCCGAAGGCTTTGCTGGCTTCTTTAGTGGACGCTTAGCAGGCTTTACCGACTTAGGGATAGCCAAACCACGGGACTTTAGTTCACGACGAATGTCGTCAATAATTACGCTTTCGCGTTCAGCCCGAAGGTTGCGGATTTCTCCATCCTTAAGAAATAGCGAGTCATTGTTGGTGTCTCGTTCTTCCAAGGACTTTAGGCGAGCAAAGAGTTCGTCGTCAGTTGCTTCAGCCATGTAAAGTTCTGGCATAGCGTAAGACTCGCGCACTGGCGAAGCCTTTACCAAGTCCTCCATAGCCTTGCGCTCTGCGTCAATCTTCTTCTGCTCTTCTTTATCTGGGGCAGGTAGAACCGCCTTAGCGCCCTTCACGGTCTTGTCAACGCTGTCTAGCGCACGTCCGTAGCCAGTGCTTAGGTTGCGCGAGTCGCCAAGTAGGTCGTCCTCAGTAAGAGCGCCAACCTCTTCGTTCTCAATTAGGTTCTTGTCAGTAGGGTAAGAGACCTTCATGTAAGTCTTGCCAGACTCGGTTTGGTAGATTTCTGCTCTTAGTTTCTTGTCTGGAGACAGATACTTACCAGACTTGATTGAGCCGTCCCTGTTCTTACGTAGACGCCAGTTCCTAGAGTCTGCGATGTCAGTGAAGTCCAATCCACCGACCTCATCCTCGTCGACGCGCTTACCAGACTCATCTACAACGTTGTAAGACTTGTGGGTGGGGGAAGCCTGTCGTGACTTCTCTAGGGCAGACTTTTCGTCATCGCTTAGAACACCGTCGAGCATGGCGCGGTCTAGGTCTGAAGTATCTTCCCTAAACAGGTCCTTAACATCTTCAATATCACGGTCCAGTACTTCGCCAATACTGTTTCCGTTAGAGTCAACTCTGACGCCCTTTTCCTCTAGGTAGTCTTCGCCAAGCATCGCCTTAGCAGTGCGGGATACCTTTTCAGAGATGTGATAAGTGCCAGGTCTAATGCCTTGGCCCTCTGGAATTACAACGCGAATGTATCCGTCACGCTCGGAGCCACCAACTGCTCGACCAATCTTGGTCTGAACTTCCCCATTGACGCGCACCTTGAAACTGAGTACGCCACCCATCTCGACCCAGCGCCCATAGCGGTCACGGCGCTGAAGTTTTACGCGAAGACGTCTCGCTGCTGCCGAGTTCTTACCAGAGTAAGCATTGCTTGCTGCGACAATTGGCGAGTCGTCAGGGTGGGACAGCCCGAAAGCGTCAGTCATATGAAAATTTCTCCTAAAACGACTACAGTCAGCGTCAATCTGTATAAAAAACAGTATAGCAACTTTATTGTATTGCTATTGACTGCTCGCCTTTAGTTGACTACGTTTTTTGCTCTTTTAGTGTAACTGTCTGTGTTAGGCGCTGTGCTAGAGAACACTGCCTCTGGGTATAACTTGAGGATTGCTAGTTTTACTGCCACTGGGTCTTTTATATCTTTCTTGATATCAGCGTCAAGATACTTGAATGAAAAAGAGTCCCCGCCAGAAGTCATAAATAACTCAAAATCAACTGATAACTGAAAAGCATCGCTAGTCTCATCTAACTCCTTATTTTCAAAGTAGTTGACAAAAATATTTAGCCCAAATGATTTAGTCCAGTAGAGTTGACTACCATCTTTCAAGGTGATGTCGTAATAAGCGATGCTATCCATTGTTTTCCTTAAAGTTGTCTCTTAGCGTATTCATCTAACACTAGTAGAGAGCCTAGCCCCCAGTCCATTAGAGAAGCATCTACTACTGGAGATGCGGAGTCTCTTTCAAATGCATTTCTATGATAGTCCCTGACTAAGTTCGCAGGGGTGCCACCTAATAGACTCTCTAAAACTGTCGACAAAAGTTCTCCATTGCTGTTGGGACCGACCCCATATCTATTGCCAGTGGAGTCGGAATTGAACTTTCCAGCGTATCTCAAAATTGTACTGAGCGGTATGCCCGCTTCTAGTGCATAAATTTTTGCTCTGTCTAGTAGCGAGGCTGGGATGGCAGAGCCATCCTCTGTCTTGTTAACCGCGTCTGTCCTAATAAGTGAGACATCTGGAGAGCCGTCTGGCTTTGTTTTTTCCAATCCTAACTCGCTTACTTTTGCCCATTCCAAGAAAGATGACATTTTCATAGTCTCTGCTACCAAGTGAGTGAGTTCGTGCACGGCAGTTGTGCCAAGGTCTTTTGACCCAGGTAAGCCTTCGGGGGATGGACTTAGTGACATTGAAACAATTGAGTCAGAACTTATTTCCTGCAAAGACGGATTTGAAGAGCGTTGGCCGCCAGTGGAACCGTCATTCCTAACAACGGTAGTCGAGCCTCTTGCGGTCACACCCAACTTAAGTTTGTTTCCATTTTTAGTGATTCTCTTATTAACCAAAGAAATAAAAGATTTAGGGAAAGAATCTGTTCCGAAATTTAATCCTTCTCTGACCGTCTTCTCTTCTAAAAGTTGAGAACCGTAGTTTCTAAGCAGTCTGGCTTCTCTGTCTGGCGCTGTTGGCATGAAAACGCCTTCCCACCTGTTAGCAGAGACATTGTGATTAATACGCATCTCCCCGCTTCCCACAAACTCGGACTCTATCTGAACACCGTGATTAAACTCGACCCCTAGAGCCTTCAAAACTCTTCTAGACTCTATAGTCTGCAAGGTTGCAACTCTAAGCGCCAACTCGGACTGTTTATCCTGCGCCTCAGCGAGTCTTGCTTCGGCCCTAGAGACATCCGAAAGAGCGACCCAATCGTTGTGGCTTGGGGTACCGGGTCTGATGTCTCCCTTTCGGGCTAATTCCCTCAATGAAAAGAATATTTGTTCATCAGAGACTTTGCTCTGAACAAGAACTTCAAAAAATTTGGCTAATGCTTCTTGGTCATTAGCAGAACTAACTTTAATATTTAGTAGTTCGTCATAAAGTGAACTTACTCTTCCTAGGTCATTTGTAGAGGACGGAGTCTCGTTTCTATTAATGGCTTCGAGCAGTTTAACGGCTGCTGCCTTAGTGGCAACCTCGTTTCTGGACAGCCAATCGCGGCGGAATTTATTGAAGATTGATTTAGAATCCTTTAGTTTTTTTCTATAAAAATCTTGAGAATCTAAAACTTTTTTATTTAACGCTTCAAGTTGTTGGTAGGGGTCAGTTCCGTAGTTTGCTTTGTGCTCGGCAGTTACAGCATCCCTAACCTTTTTGCCAACTACAGCGCCAGCAGCAGTAATTTTTTTATTAAGTTCTTGCCACCTAGGTGTTGCTTGAATTAGTTGCGGTCTCTCCGCCTCTGTTGTTAGGTGGGGAAAGACTTTAGGACCCAAGTCTGTCCTTGGCTCTGACAGATATGGGTTCGAACTGTCCTCAAGGTCAGTAGGCAACCCTCCAGCCAAGCCAGCCAGTTCACTCTTAATCTGAGCCAGTTCTGGGTCGCTATCGTAGCGCCTTATCTTTGCTTCTTCAGCCTCTACGTACTCATTCATAAGTTCAGTAGCGCCACCTCTAGTGGAGCGTGCTACATCCGCCCTGAGCGCATCGGCTTTTTCGGGGGTGGTTGGGTACTTAGTCAAAATCTTTTCTAGACCTTCGACCTGCTTGTTAGTAGCAGGGCTAGCAGGGTCAGTGGCGGCTTTATATTTCTCTAGTCCATCGCGATAACGTTCTGTATTCAAATCCGAGTTGAAAGCATCATTGCCAATCGAATCATCGTTCTCGGCTCGCTCGAGCATCTTAGAAAGCATAGAAGCCGAGTCCTCGGCGTCGCCGTCCGCACTGTGCCACTTAGTTGGCTCAAATCCTAGGAACTGAGTGATTGTGCCCAAACTATAACTTGGAGTAAAAGTGCCGTCAGCGTTCTTCTTTTTAGGTCCGTCCACTCCCTTAGTCGAGTCGTATCTAGGCAATAAATATTCAGCCAAAGTCATAGAGTCGACAGTCCCAGAGACCTTGTAGTCCGAGCCAGCGTTACCAGCCATTCGGTCAAGAATCTCTAAGTCAAACAAGACGTTTTGACCACCAACGATAGGGTTCTCGCCCATAAAATCAGTTATCTGCTTTAGAGCATCATTTTGACTAATCTGTTGCTTTAGCCAATCGTCAGTAACTAAAGTAGGAATTCTGCTACCGTCAGGGACCATTATGTCTCTCTTCAGGTTCTTGCTTGACCACTCGCCAAGCGGAGCACCGGGGTTCATATAAACGTTTAGTCTGTCTATGACTTTGCCGTCCTTGACTTTTACTATACCTACCTGAACTGGCCTGTTTCCATTCAAATCACCATCGAATTCGTCGATGCCGTTGGTCTCGAAGTCAATAAAAGATATTTCCATACCTCTAAGTTTTTCGATGGCTTCCTGCTTAGTTAGTCCATCTAGTTCACGCTCTACAGAGCCAGTAAAAGGCTTAGAAGGTGCCTTCACTCGGTTGTTGTCCATAGTTGCTGGAACTAACTCAACGCCCAAATCCTGAGGAACTCTACTTCTTGCATAACGAGTAGGAGAAATTAACTCAATCGTGCCTTCTCCGACGTTGTCTTCGTTAATTTGCTCTATCAATTCAGAAGAGAAGCCGTCGTGCAGTAGTCGACGGTCTTTCATGTATCTAATTTCATCAATGTCTAGCCAAGTAGCGTCGATGGCATCTCCAATTAATTTGCCTTTTTTGTCGCGCTCCAACGCAATTTTGTCAAACTCTCCAAACTCAACGTCATAAACAATCATGTTGTAAGCCCAGTCTGGAGCATCTTCTTTTCTTAGAACGAAAGAAGGAATTCTGTCTTCGAGGTCTAGTCCCAGTTCTTCTAGCAACTCTCGCTTAGCAGTAATCTCTGGGTTCTGAGAATCTTCAAAACTGTCGTGTGCCCCACCGGGCGATGACCACCTGCCGGGTCCAGTCGAAGTTCTACCTCTCTGAATCATCAGATACTCGTAGTCGCCTTCTGGATTCTTGCGACGTAGCAAAGCACCAGCAGCGCCATACTGACCCCAGTGGAGTTTGCCGTTGCTATCTAAGTAGTGAACGTTTCCATTCTTAGTAGGAGCAAAAGCAAAAGGCAGGTGCTTAGGCATTGCTCTACCTGCCCTAAGGTCAGAGTAGTCTTGGACGCTTAGAGGCTTGCTTGGGTAGTGAACGCCACGACGGTCAACTAAGTATTTGTATCCGCTGATTCTACGCTTGCGATGTCTAGGCTCCCTTCTTGGACCAAATAACGGTGCCTGTCTAGAAAAATCAAAAGGAACTGCGTCAGACAACCCGAATCTGTCTAAAGCGTTTTTTCTTCTAGCAATAAGAGTCTCTGACATTTTCTGAGCAACGCCACGGTCAGAAATGTTTTGATTTACTAACATTTCGATTTCGTCAGGAGAAATATTTATAAGGTCCGAGACAGCGTCGCGCTTCTCGTCGTTAGTCATACTTCCAAAAACTAACTTCGACTGAGGATTGCTTCCGTCAGTAAGAGTGTCTAGTTCTCCAACCTTTTCGCCGAAAGCATCACCCTTCGCTTCACCGCGAGCGCGGAACCAAAGAGCACCACCTGGGTCAACGCGAACAGGGTCACCGTTATTGTCAGTGACGATGTTGTCTAACGCGCCACCAGCGACGTCCCAGTTGGCAAGCCAAGCATCTACACCGAAACCTTCTTGAATCTTCTGGACATACTCTGGGTCGCTCAGCCTTTGTCGCAAATCTTTCTTAGAGTCAATCCAGTCTGAGTAAGTTACTTCAGTGCCATCTTTTAAACGTCCAAAACGAATTTTCGCTGTGTTGACACCTAGACGTTCGTAGAGCATCGAAGCGAGGACTTCATTCTCTCCGTGGAGTTTTGTTCTAGGCTTCTTGACATAAATTTTGTTGCCGTTAGCATCTTCGTAGGTGCCACCTTCATTAGACCCTAGAGGACCTCCTGTGGGCTTGAAACCAGATAGGTCTCTAATTCCTGCCCTCTCGGTGGTTGCAGTCGTCTCTGGGGCTGTAGAAGCCTTCTTATCGGTAATTGGATTTCCACCGCGACGCCACTCAATAATTTTTTGACCAGTTAGTTCTTGGAAAGCCAATGCTCCCTTTAGAAGATTGTCAATTCGGTCACCCTTCTGGTCAATACCTTCAGCGCCGAAACCAGACTCGGTCAAAGTCAGGGACGCTGGATTGAAAATAGCCTTGCCATTAGGAAGTTTTGTTATGTATTTCTCAAAAGAACTGCCATTCAAACCAAAAGAATCTTTTTCTACTCTGTCGAAAGTGGTATTAGGCCAGAATTCAGAAATCTTGGCTCTAACTTTGTCTTTCCCACCAGCGCGAGCAATTAGGTCATCAAAATTTGTGTAATCAAACTCGCCCGCTGGCTTGATAAACCTAAAACCTTCATTGAAAAATCTGTATGGTCCACCGCCAGTGCCTCTAGCACCGAAAGTCACACCATCTAAAATCGGTAAAGTCTCTAATTTGCCGTGCTTTTCTATACGCCCATCAATGCTGGTCACGTTCTTACCCAGAACTACACCAAATTCATCCAAACCACCGCTATGACCAATCATTCCGCCATACTCTTCAGGCTTTACCTTGATTGAGTATCGTCCAGAGAACGGTCCATCTCCAGTGGCTTGGCTTTGATAGTCCCAAGCCATATTTTTGTCGAGCGACGAGTATCCTGCGGCCGCGTCTACTTCAGACTGACCTTCTCTACTACCACCACGAATCGAGTTTCGATAAACTTCAATGAATCCGTCTTCATCTAGCCCAAGTATTTCTTTAGCGTATGCCTTATTTACAGTCTGACGGAACTCACTTTCTGGTCCATCACCAAAAGGAGTAGAAGTGCTCACGCTATTTTTATCTACATCAGCCCAAAACTTATCAAAAGTGTCATAGTTCGCCATAAAGTCTGGATTTGACTCCTTCAAAGAGTCAAAAACACGCTTGTATTGGCGTTGTAGCGCAATCTTGACGTCGGGAGCCAAAAACTTGCCGTCTGCGGAGGTGGAGAGACCTCCTTTTCTAGGAATCGGGAACCTGCCCTGCTCAAAAGCAACCTTGGCAGCCTCATTCATTATCTCGTTTACAACATCTGGACCATCGATGTATTTACTAGAGCGAGGACTGCTTGCTTTTTCACTAGCAACACCCTCAAAGTCTGAATTTTCAGTCTTGAAGAAGGAAGATTTAGAGATAGCAGGCGTAGAAACAGGCTCCAAGTCCTGAATTATGTCGCTATCGCTTCTATCAGGGAGTTCCACAGCCCTTCGAGCCATAGGCTCTAAATTTTTAGCGGCTTCGCGCTCTTTTTTAAGTTTTTCCTTAGCGGAAAAGCGTTCTTCCTCAATCCAATCCTCTAAATCTTCCCAGTCTTGGAAGTAAGCAATCGGTTCACTGCCATCTGTCTTGTAGTAACTAAGTTCTAGAACGTCTTCCTTCGGGTCCAACTTACTGGTGCCATCAAAAGTCTGTATTTTCTTGCCGTCAACGCGAGCCTTATTTAGAGCCGTCCTAGCATCTGCGCTATTCGCAGGCATCTGACGAACTTGGAAAGAGGTTCTCAGGGTTCGGTCATCTTTATACCAATTAGCGGTCGCTTCAGGATTGCGAAGGTTTTCGCTAAGTTTCTTATATAAATTATTACGCTGAATTGAAGACATCTTCATAATTCTTGCGGGGGTTGGGGTCTTACCAGACTCATACTTGTAAAGCGTCCACTTAGTGTCACTAAACAAGCCACGGCTAGAGGGGTCATAGTCAGTCCAAGCCGAAGGCAAGGCACGCAGAGAAGACAAATTAGACTTGAAAGAGTCGTACTTTCTTCTAGCCAACTTTTCGACCATAGCCTGAGTGTCTCCCCAAGTCTGGGCAGCGACAGAAACGTCCCCGAACCTTACAGAATCGTCATACATCAAAGCATCTGCTTTAGGATTGCGATACACGTGATAAACAGGCTGGCTAGACTGCTGAACGCCGTTTACTCCAGAACCCTTGAACTTGTTGGGGGACTTTCCAGACTTTTTGTATGCATCTAAATTCGAATACTTTTCTGCTATCCAACCATCTTCAGACTCATAAAACTCGACGCCATTTTCGGTCTTAGTAAGGTTCCAACCAGAAGGGGCATCAATCTTTTTTATTTCATCTGGGCTAACAAGAACGTCGCTCTCAACGTTAGTGGGGGTTCGCTTGCCAAGGCTGGGAAGATTTATATAAGCCTTGATGCCCTCGACTTTAGAAGCAGGCACGCGAACAAGTTTTCCATACTTGGCAATGTCTCCAGCATCCTGAAGTTCCAAATCAAAAGAGTCAGATTTTTTGTCGTAGCCAGCAAAGCGACTAGGGATAGACAAACCCTTGCCGATGCCCTCGACCGCTAGAAAGAAGCGGGCAGCGCCACCCATCCAAGCAAAGCGACCCTTGCGGTCGCGTCGCTGACGTTTCGCTCTTGCAGAACGAGCAAGAAACGAGTTCTCTCCTGCGTACGGATTGGTTGCCATATATTAGATTTCATTGTCGTCGAGTAATGCCACAACTACTTCCATAGGAATGTCTTCATAGCCTAAAGCCTCTAAGTGAGCCAATGCGTATTTTCTTTCTACGCTATCTGGTGCGGATAAATAAGCCGAAGCAACAACAGGTCTGTATTCTTCAGAAATTCTAGGGTCAGCAGCAAACCAATCTGCCTCAAACTCTCGCCTATCCTGAGCAGAAATCTCTACCTCTTTAGTAGAGAGTGGGTGACCGATAGGCAACAAGTCATAGTGCTCGATGCCGATGCGAGTAGGTTTGCCACTAACAGCGGTGTTCACAAAGTCCGATACCTCGCGCAGAGCAGCGAAAGCACGCTTGCTGGGGTTAGTGAATTCCCTAACGGTCCTAGCCAGCGAGCGTCCAGCAACGGCTAGAGCATCGTAGATAGGGACCTGACGTCGAATAGGAATAGTTCTGTTGACAGAAGCAACTAGCGACTGAATCTCGTCACCAATAGAGAAAGTAGGCTTGTCAGTATAAATAGATGGAATGGCTGGTTCATTACCAGACTCAATCATCTCGTTAATGAACTCCCTAGGCTCTTGGTGTTCCATGATGCTCCTACTGAATCAAAGTTTGAATAGTGGTAGCGTCTGCGCCAACGGTGGTGCCCAACTGCCAAATCCACTTGTCGTGCATGTCGATACGACCTGCTAGGAAATCAGCGATACCCTGCTGGTCACACTCATCTGCCAAGCGGAAGCCGTCTACCAAGCAACCACGAATGTGCTGGTTGACTTCGTAAAGAATGGTAGACATCTCGATAGGGCTACCAGTAGAAGTCCTGCCCTGAACGCAAGACAGGCTTACAAAGTCTTCGAGAGTAACTGGAGCGTCATAGCCCAACTTGCGGACGTTCTCCGCTAGCGGGTCAATGCTCGAGTCAGCGTCTTCATAAAGAGTCGCGAAGAACTCGTGGAACTGAATAAACTCTGGTCCCTTGACGTTCCAATGGAATCCGTGAGCCAGTGCGCGATAAGCAACAACGTCAGCCAAAATAACTGACAACTTCATTGCCAGTTCCTGCTTTCCAGAGGTGCCGTGTGAGTGATTGTACATTTTCTTCCTTAGATTTCAGTCTCGGTTGGCGGGGTTGGCTCTGCCAATACTGGAGGAGCCTCTTCAACTGGCGCTTCTGGTGCTGGGGCTGGAGCCTCGCCACCTACTGGAGCACCCTGAAGCATCTGGTCTAGACCTTCAGGAAGCGGAGCGGGATTCGCAGCCTGAGCAGCGCCACGAATCTTCTCCATAACATCTGGGGCAACAACGCCAAGCATTGCCTCAGTTAGTTCTGGGGTAATCATTCCCTTTTCTACGAGCAGACGTAGAGCAACCTCGGTCGGGCTAGGAGCCTCTGCCTCGGCAAAACCGTGAGCACGTCTCCAAGTCTCAAACGAAATAGCCATCTTCTCGAAACCAGAGTCAGCATCTGCTGCGCGGTCGTTACGAGTAGCAACTAGAGATGGGTCATACCAAACAACAATGCGGTCGACGTCTGCCTCGGTGAAGCCATTAGCCAAAAGGTAAGGACGCAAGTAAACAACGGTAAGAGCGTCAGCAATCAAAAGCATCATCGGCTCAATGTGAGCCTTGTAAAGCGACTCGTCAATTTGAAGTGCGTTCGAATACTTGACGTTAGCCAAACCAGTAACGATGTCCTTAGGGACGTCGATGCCCTGCATAATGCGCTCAAGCACGCGGTCAGAACGCGCGGCAAGGGCAGGGTCGAATGAACGCTCAAACTTGAACTGCTTAATCTTGTCACCAAGTTCGGCAGGACCGCGAATGATAAGTGGAACAACGGCGCTCGCAGAATCCTCATCCTTGATAGGAGTAGTCATCGCGTCGATTAGTTGGTCCTCAAACTCGTCTTCTACTTCCTCTGGAGTAGGTTCCGAATAGATGCCATCGGCGTCATCATACGGATAGTCTGGGTCAGGCGTCGCAGCAACAGACAAACCATCTGGCAAGTAAAGAGCACCAGCGTTGAGGCGTGAACGGGCTGTAGCACGGAAGGTGCGGTTTAGAAGTAGCAACTCGGAGCAGAGGTCTAGAACACCACGTAGTGACGAATCCGCCTCTTCAGAGAAACGTGGGTGGGCACGCCAAATACGACCAATGAAAGCGCCCTTAGGCAAACCGATAACTCCGGGCTTAGCCGAAGTAGCAGAACCAATCTTCAACTCGCGACGTGGAGTGATGATGTAGTTACCCTTAGCGTCAGTATTGATTTCATCAACCGAGCGGATGTCCCAAGATTCTGGAAGTCCAGAACCAACGCGCTCTGGGACCTGAGTCAAATAGCACTCGCCAGTAACCTGAAGATTTAGAGCAGCGTCCTTGAGCAGACCTGCCTGACCGCCATACGCGCTGTCCAAACGAGCAATCGCACGCTCGGCTGCGGCAACTAAACGCTGGTCATACTCTTCGACGTTGCGAATAGGGCTAGGAGCCTCGGAAGGGTCAGAGACAACCGCTGGATAAAGACGAATACGAGAAACAACAGACGCAACAAGGTTGAAAGCGTATTTGATTTCACCGATTGCGTCGTAATACTCCCACGCTTCGCTCTGCCACATAGAAGAGCCAGCGTTGCGACGTTGCTTGAACATATCCGCTTCAGCGCGGTCGCCCATCTTTACCTGAGTAGCAGCAGCAGTGATGGGTCGTGGAGCGTTATACGCAACAGGCGACGCAGCGTTGACGTTAGCAGGAAGAAAAACTGGAGTAGAAGAAGCAGGTGCGCTCGAAGACTTCGGGGCAGATGCGCGAATACCTTGAGAAGGCTTCGGATTTGAAGAAGATTGGTCTTCTCGCCTAAAGATGCCCAACGTGGGTCTCCTGTCGTCTAACGGAACGTTAGTGGTCTAAACGTGCGGCTATGAGGCCAGCAACCGCGGATAATGCGAAAGGTATGGCAACGACCACAGTTGCTGTAGTTATTATTGTATAGCAAATAGTAAGCAGTGATGCCACCCAAATGCTCATACACCAGTTACAAGTAAACAGGTAGCCAAGTTTTGTGCTTGGCGGATACTTCTTCCACACCCACTCACGCAATCCCTCAAAAATGACGTCGGTAGTGAATAGGCGAGAGATTCTAAACGTCGCTAAAGCAAGAATCGTAAACGTAAATAAGTCAATAGGCATTAGAAAGACGGGTCCTTTATAGATGAAAGAGTTTTGTAAGGATTCCAAGAGCGTAGACGTGAGCCACAACCACAATTCGTGTCTTTCTTGAAAGCAAAGCGTTTGCCAGAAGCGGTAGTTCCAAAATACTGGACGTCGTCGATATCAAACTCGGCAATACGTTCTTGGAAGACAACCTGAGCACCATCGGGCGTGTCTTGGGCAATCATCAGAACCTGAGCGCCCTCTGTCGCGAAAACTATAACTCTGGACGTCTGAATGTAGGCAGTTCCATCAACTGGCGGATGCGCTTTGAGTTCACCGACGTAAGAGGCTGAAGCAACCGAGGCGTGGGCAGGAAATATGTCGTGTTCTATCTTCATTTGCTATTTTCCCAATCTGCGAGCAATCGCTCGGTTCGTAACGTTCGATGCTTTGGCAATTTCAGCAATCTTTACATCCTCATTGTATAGGTCCTGTATCAATTGGTTGAATTCCTCGTTTGCTTGAGCCGATAGGGACGTCGACGACATCCCACTTCGATACAAACGTGCGAGCGGAGCCAAATATGCTAGACGTTCTTGGTTTTCAGGCGAGATGCCCGGCGAAATAGCGGTTTTACGTAAATAACCACGAGGTCTAGCCTCAGAATCTGGCGAATCTCCCCAAGGTGATGGCACTGGCAATAGGGGCGTCGACGATTTCGCATTTTTGACCCAATACTGGATGGTCGAACGTCGAATTGGTGGAGTGAAGGCATCCCCAATCGCTTGGAGGGTCCATCCACGCTCGAACAACTGCTTGGCACGCTCTGCGCGTTGCTTCTTAGTCATCTCTTCAAGGGTTTTTGCCTCTTCGGGAGGTAGTTTTTGCTCACGTGCGTATTGGCGGTCCATAATGTATCTATTTTAGCATCTGTATTGGGACGAATTTTTCTAAAAATCCGGGAGGGGCGTTTTTCATAATGGGACTGATTAGAAAAATGATACATTATCGTATTTTGGCTTTGGCGTGCGAGTTGGGTATCGTGGGGTTTAAGCCAAACCGAAATTGTTTCCTAATGCCTTAAAAATGCCGTCAAAATGCCGTTTTGAGTGCCGATTTTGACTCCAAAAATGACCTTTTTGGCCTATTTCTTTGGGTTTTGGCTGGTTTGGGCTTCGAATGGGCCTGTTGAGATGTCTAATCTATCATAAAAGTAGTCAAAAAACAAGTCAAGTAGCCCTTGACTAGCCTAAGAAGTCTAGAAGAGGCCCAAAACAAGCCTAAAAATAGCCTAAAAATAGCCTCCTGGCTGCCTCCCTGGCTGCCTCCCTGGCTGCCTCAGGGGAGATAAAAAGGGGTCTATGGTTTTCCAGTAATACCTGTCGTTCGCGCTCGACCTTTCTTTTTGGCTTCTGGTTCTCTGGTTCTGGGGTAAATCTAGGAGATGACTGGTCTTATTGCTATGTGATTGCTAGTAGATAACTGGTTCCTAGGTTGTCTACAAGTTTTGGGGGAGAAGCAAGGGCTTCCAACTGGCTGTTGATTGCTTATGAAATAGCAGGGTCATCGCGTCAGCCATCAACTCTGCTTGCGAATTGGTTAGGGGGCAAGTATTGAAAATCATCAACGGCATAAGAAGGGGCTATCGGCATAAGACGTGCCGATGTCAAAATAAGTATCGGCATTGACTTGACAGACGAGATATGACTCGATAACATTGGGTTATGACAAATTACGAAAGGAAGTCTGAATTGACAACTAACCTAACTAACACAAGCCTATCGGCATTGACTAACGAGACCTACAAGGGTCACCGTATGCCTATGAGACTCTGGGATGAGATTGCTCCAGGTCTGTGGCAAGGTGGAACTGACTCAACTGACACTGTCCGCACACAAAGGTTCGGCTCTGGGGCTTTCATTAGCCCTGAAGACTTTGACGTAGTGGTGACGATGTATTCATCGGCACAACCTGTGGACTGGTGGGTGAAAGAGATTAGGTTCGGCATCTATGACGGCGATATGACTGACTTCGATATCGAAGACCTAAGGGACCTAGTTCTAGTAGCGCACTCCAATTGGAAGCGTGGTAAGCGAGTTCTAATTAGATGTCAGGCAGGATTGAACCGCTCAGGCATAGTAACCGCATTGGTTCTAATTCGCGAAGGCTACTCGGCAGAAGAAGCAATCCAGTTGGTGAAGGACAATCGCGGAAGCGCAGCCCTAACTAACGAACACTTCAACGAGTGGTTGCTGTCTATTGACCCGCAGGACTGGCGTAAGTAATTACTTACTAAGTCTGAAGAAGGTGCTCTTCGCTTCTGGAATTCTACGAGATGCGAATGACCTAGCAGTAAGTTTTCCCCCAACGAATCCAGCAGGTGGCTTAATCATCAGTGCTGTTAGCGCGTGAACTAACGCGTCTACACGGTCTGGTGATTTGCCTTCTCCTGGAATCCAAGCAAGCATCTGACTCTCTAGGTCTGCGTGGTATCCCAAGTGATGAACGCGACCTTGCTCATATCCAAGAACTACTGGCTCGGCACGTAGAGCCTTGCCATATTTAGAGTGAACTTCTAGCACCTTGATGTTCGGGTCAATCGCATTGATGGCATTGCGAACTAAGGCACCACCTTGGTTGATTTCGGCTACGACTGGGCAACCCCACTTGCGTGCCATCTGAACTACTTTGTTCGCCCACACTTCAGGTGAGCCGTGAATGGTTGCGTCTTCTAACACCCAAGCATTGCGCTTATACAAGTCACGCTCGGCAGTGGCAGCACACACAACAATTCCACACTCATCTCGCGGGTTCTCTGCTACTGAAGGGTCTACACCTATGATGCGAAGTGGAGCACTAAGTGGCATTACGTTTTCGCGATACCTACTCAGTAACTCATCGTTCCATAGTGCGCCTTCAACATTGTCCAACATCTCACCATAGAGTTCCTGTTGAGCAAGACGGGTGCCCGCATACACTCCAGTGATTGCGTCAAGGTATGCGTTAGACAAGTTACCTGAGTTGTCGAGTGTTGAACCACGAGTTATAACTACACGGCTAGGGTCTTTGGTATTCTCAGCCAGCAACTGATAAAGAATCGGCACTCGCTTAGGCGTAGTGGTAATCATAATCTTTGGGTGTGAGCCTAGACGAGTTCCAACACGAAGGTTGTCGAAGGCTGTCATACCAGCGCCATCTGGGGTCTGTCTCCAAGACGCAATCTCATCTCCCCAAGCGTGAGTGAACTGGGGTCCACGAAGTGAGTCTGGTTCATCGGCTGTGAAGAGAGTGGCAGTGTTGCCATTAGGCCAAGTAAGACGACGCTTAGATGGTTCATACAAAGGCTTCTCACTTGGAGCAGACACATTCATAATCCCTGACTCACCTTCGACGATAACGTCACGAACATCGGCAGCAGTTCTAGCAACGAGTCCGAATCTTCTCTGACCCGTATTGGTGTATTTGGCTTCTTCGCGAACCCACTCAGCAGCAGTCCTAGTCTTACCAGCACCACGACCAGCCATATACATCCAGATGTTCCAGTCTCCCTGTGGAGCCTGTTGCTCTGGTCTTCCCCAAACTGACCAGTCCCACATAAGTGTGTCCGCATCCATTCCAGCAAGAACGACTGCTCGCTCATCATCGGGGAGCATCGCAATTTGTTCCATAATAGATTTAGCCATAGGTCTATTATTACATAGGACACGCTTGACAAGAGCCATAGATTGTGGTTTACTTATTCCATAAGCATCATCGCTTATTGAACAAGGAGACAAGATGTCAAAGACGGCTATCCGCATTACAACTAATAGCGAAATAATTATCGAGACGATACCAGAAGGTTCTGACAAAGCAGAATACCAATACCTGAAGTCATCGGTTGGTGGCTACATTCAGGCTGTCCCACTGGAGAAGCCAGTGGATGACCTAACTATGTGGTGTAACGAAGAAGGCAAACTCGATGGTCTGCCATTCAACTTTGTTGCCACATACCTTTGGGAGTTGTCTTACGGCAAGACTGACCTAATAATGGGCGACATAGTAATCACTGGTGGAGCAGACGACGAAGGCGAGACTCTAGGTCTGACTAAAGAGCAGGAAGAGAAACTGCTCTCGGTTCTGAAGTAAGTATCCGCAAACTAAAAAGAAACCCCTAGATGTTGGTCTAGGGGTTTTCTTTTTGCTCTGATTTAGAGAGCACGGTTTTTAGTAAGGATTGGGTTGTATACCTTGCTAGTTCCATTACCAGCGTCTAGATATCCGTATCGAGTCAGTCGGAATCGAATAGCGGGATAGGTAACTCCTAGGTGTCTGGCTAGGTTGTATAGCGATACTCCTTCTACCTTATGAGCGTGGTTCAGCAGGCGAGTGTATTCTTCTGCTTCGGCACGATAACGAGTTGCGTGAGAGCGAACCTGTTGAGCAAGTGGTTTTAGTTCCAGCAACCTGTCTAAGGTTTCCTTTGTCGGTTGCGCGTAGACAACCTTCTCCCGCGCCTGTTTCACTGGCGGACTAGGAACTACCACTGAGTCAAATAACTTGGACTCAGGCATCTCGCAGATTTGGCGAACGCGCTCGCGGGATACATCGCAGGCTTCGGCAATACTTTGTAGAGTCCAGCCCTTGCTTCTAAGCGCACGAACGTAGGTATCGCGAAGTTCCATATCTGAGATGGTTGCTACTAGTTCAACTAGGTTTGGTGGTAATTTTTGATTTCTTTTGAGAAATTCTGTCATTTCTTCTTCTTTCTGTTGGTAAGTCTTTCTGTCAATAAAGATAACTCAGTCGTGGGGTAAAAGCAATAGGTGTTCGCGAGTGGGAAACATCGCACAGAGAATCTGGCACCCCTTTTATTTTTAGTCCAAAATGACCGCTACGTTCGGGTCTCCATCAAAGATTTTGGTCATAGTATCGGCATCTACCATCCCAGTGGGTGGTAGTTCATTTGCTTCTTGAAATAGCCTGATTGCTGACCTAGTTCCTTCATCGAACCAGCCATCTTTGTCTAGATAGGCAGAAGTGAAACCAAGTTCATTCAATCGGCGTTGTAGGTGGTGGATAGTTAGAGACTTGCGCGAAACCAGATTGCGATACACGACAGCAGATAGTCTGACTTCATCAACCACTCCCCCGCCCACGACGAACGCTCCAGCAGGCTTGACCTTCTCCCTTACGGCATAAAGGTCTTCAGGCTTTACGGGAATCGGGACCTTGTATCTCTTCTCACTCATAACTATCTAGCAACTCTCCAAGATAGTAGAGCGAGTGAAACTGAGGCCAGCCCAAGCGCGAGCACCAGCGAGATAGCACTCGGCACAATCAGTGCTACGAGAATAGCCACTACCGCGAGCGCGACAGCAAACACAGCAGTCCAAACTACATCCTTCAATCTAACAATCCAACTATTCATCTTTCTTGTCCTTCTTGTTCGGTAAGACGACTCCCAGCATTGGGGATACATCTCTCTGATTTTGTCGGTCTCTTAGTTCTTTCTTGTAGCCATCGACTAGCCAAGTAACCGAGGCAACAACTGCTAGTCCGATAACTAGAACAAAAAGTAATTCGCCCATTTCATCGCTCCTTAGATTTATTTCTATGCTCTTCAATTTTGTCGAATATGACTTTGATTAGATACATAGTGCTGAAAAAGAAAACTGCCCAGGCTGATATCAGCACTAAGACTGATATGAGAATCGGCAGTAAATCTGTAGTCATAGTTCTATTCTATGATACAAAAACCTTTTCATTGTTTTCGTCATAGTACCAGACTACGCAGGTATCAGGCTCTCCCTTAGCAGTAGGGCAATAGTCCAAGCCAGTGGAAGTAGCCTGTGAGTGCCACCTGTTCTCTTCCCACTGTTGCTTAGAGCCATAGCCCTTCTCTAAGAATTTGGTGTGTTGCCAGTAGTCGTAGTGTCGAGATTGAGTTACGCGTTCACCGCACTCGCTACAATTACCAAACCACAAGGTGTCATCCTTACGGAATCCATCTTCGGGGTTCAGCACTGAGAAGTTACTCCCAATACCTTGTTCGCGAATCTCTTGAATGTCTGTCATTTTTCTCCTAGTTAGTTTGCTCGTAGATGTCTCTTACGACATTTGCCCAGATGCGCGGGGTGTGGGTGTACGGCTGATAACCACCAGCACCACCAATCAACACGCGACCATCGGCATACTTGTTAGCCAGTTCAGCAACAACCTTTGACGCATAGGCATAACCATCGAAGGTGTATTTCAGTCCCCAGTGTTCGCCTTCGTGACCATCTGCTCCAGTAGCAAGCAGGATTACATCAGGCTTATACTCGGCAACCTTCTTAGCAATCTCGTCGATAGCCCACTTGAATCCAGCATCGCCTTCGCCACGAACTAGGCACCAGTTATACCAGTGCTTCGCTTCGTTGTGCCAAGTGTAGTTTCCAGTGGTGTTCTTGCTCTCGTAGTCACCATTCCAAGTATCTGAGTGGGTTGGGTAAATCCCGTGCCCGTGAATACTGAAGGTTGGAATGTCTGTATCGGCAAGCAAGTTCTGAACACCATCACCAGCATTTACATCCCAGTCGATGTAGACAACCTTGAGTCCAGCACGCTTGAAGGCTTTGGCAGCCCAAGCGAAGTCATTGAACACGCAGAAACCTTCTGAAGTTCGGTATTGCGCGTGATGCTTTGCTCCCTGTGGGTTGAAGCCAATCTTTGTCTGATTACGAATAATCATCTCGACTAGTCGCGCAGTTCCAGAAAACATCTTTAGCGCAGTCTGTCCCATCTGTGGCCTTGAGTCTGTCCAATCGGCACACTCTCCAAGGTCTAGAACTTCACTAACAAAAGCGGGGTGGTGAATAGTCTCCAACTCGCGTCTGTCTGCTCGCTTGATATCAGGGTCGATAACATCAACTTCTGAGCCTAGGTCTTCCTTTAGCCACTCCAGCGCGATACGCGCACGAATCGGCTGAGTAGGGTGGTTGCCATCGCCTGAGCCAAGTTGCCAGTTCAGGTAGTCAGGGCTATATGCGACCTTTAGTTTGTGAGTAGTCATAAGTTTTTGTCCTTTCGTCTTTTGATTACCTGATAACTGTAGCAAATAGCCATTGTGTTGTCAAGTCGAGTTTTGCGAGCGCGAAGCGACGATTTCGCTCGGATAACCGCCTACCCCTTTACCCTGGAGCCATCGGCACCTAATTTTTAGTCTTCGTCGCCATATTCTGCTTCTGCGAACCATTTCGGCGCATTTCTAATGATTGATAGACCAAGCGCAACCACGGCAACAACAAAAATACCCAGCGTAAGCGCTATGGCTCCCAAAACTATAAAAAAGATTTCCAACTTACCTTCTCCTGACTAGTTTCCGCACTCTTCGCGCGAAGATTGTGAGCAACCCATCGCGAACTCGTTCGTGTCTCCGCAAATCTTGCTTGACTTTATCATAAGCATTATATGACAGCCAAGAGAAAGCGTGGAACATTCGGTAGTGATAGTTGCTCCAAGTTTTGAAAGTTCTATACCAGAACTTGAACCACTTAGCCTTCATCTTCTGACTCCCACTCGGCTTCAACCAGCGACTTTTCTTTTGCCATACTGCCGAGCGCTAGACAGATATAGATTGCCACGAAGCACAGAAGCACATTGAGCGTGTTGAGAACGATAATGATGTTGCCCAGCGCGAGCATTGCGAACATTCCAACGAAGCCATAAAGCGTGGCACTAATGGCAGACCAGTCTGATTTTGTAAGATTCATTTTGTCTTTTGTCCTTTTCTTTTTGTTTTTATCTAAACGGGATAAACCCAAGTCGGCGACTTGCTTCACCAAGAACTGACTTTTCAAAATCTCCATTAATTTCAACCCCAAGTTTTGCTTCTCGCGCGTACTCCATTGCTGAATAGATGTTTAGCAATTCATCGTCTGGATACTCGTTGAGATTTTGTAGGTCGGTAAGACCATTGTCCCAGTCGGTCTGAGATTCGGTAATATACTGAACGACTTCTTCGTCAGATTCCATTTCAAAAATTGGCTTTGTCATAGTTTTATTCTATCCTATTTCTTGATTTGCTTGATTGACCAAGCGAATAGGTAGGCACCAGCGATTATGTTAAAGACCGCGAGCGCGAGAATAATCTCCCGCATTACTTCACCCCACTGACTAGTCTCTGTATCTGAGTCCAGAAAGTGAAAGCCACTCCAACTCCGAAGGCTAGAAGCCAGCCATTGGCAATAACGCCTTCGACATTGTTTCCCGGCTGAGCGCCAAGCCCAACTAGAACGGCATAGAAAATTACATAAGCGATTACCACCACAGGTGATAGAACTACTGACGCGATTGCTCGGCGGATTACATACTTCATTTCTTCTCCTTTGTAGTTTGTTTGACTACATAACTATTATTATGAACTTTTAGACATTTGTCAAGCGTGTCGTAAAAGATTTTTTAGGCGTGGTAGTAATCCCAGTTGCGACCACGCTCTTCGGCTTTCCACTCGTAGTAGCACTGAGCGCAGTGGTCGTTGTCTCCATCTTGATTGTCGACAGGTTGCTCTTCGCAATACTCGCACCACTTCTGCTCGGCGTGATTTAACTCGCCCTTGTAAGTATCGGCACACAACTCTTTGTCGTTAAAGTCTTCGGCATCGCAGTAGTAGCACTTTGATTTGTTCTCAGGCATTTCAACTCCTTTTTTCCTTAGGGAACTTTCCTATGTATCAAGATTATAGGTTTATTTACAATCTGTCAAGTATTTGTCTTTTTATTTGTGTCGGCGTGTCTTCGGCTCCTGAGTCCCATTTTTTGTGAGGCGGGGCCACTGAGTCGGGCGGGGCCTGGCGTAGAAAGGGGGTTTTGGTTTTCCGAGCGAATACATGGCTTCCCGCATCAACTTTTTCGTTGTTTTTAGAACTTTGCCTTCAATTTCTTAGCAATCAACTCGCGTTGCTCTTCAACTGATGTCCCGCGCTTGTGCGCGAGCGCCACCAAGACGATTTCGTGGTTCTGCTTACGCTCTTCGACCTGCTCAACCAACCAATCCTTGTCGGCATACTGACCAATCCAGTAAAGGTTGTCTACTGCCCAAATCTGCGCTGTGCGCTCTGTCTTGATGGTGTTGTTGTATCGGCGCTCGCGTATCACTAGGTCTGTTCCATCTGGGTTAGTAATTCCAGTTAGCAACTTCTTCGCGTCGCGCTCTTTCTTCTTTGCGTCGCGCTCTTCGCGTGCTTGAACCTTCTTTGGGTCTTCCAACTGACACTTACGCAAAAAGTATTCGCTCGGCGCATCTGGGTAGCAAATAGTACAAGCACCTTCACCTGCTAACTCGGCAATCTTCAATCTGTCTTCGCCAGACAAGTTCGGTAGCCAAATGAATCGAGTGGTATCGAAACAAGTGCTACATTCCATCGAAGAGTGAATGTGTCCATTAGCGTTGCTAACTAGAAAAGCGCGAGTCCAACCTGTGTAGAGTTTCTCGACTTCGGCAATCTCGGTGCTCAGTTCGGCAAGTTTATTCTTGGCTACGATTACACGAATCTCGGCTTGCTCCTTGCGAACTTGGTTGCTTGGGTAATACTTCTCGACAAAAAGCACTTCCTGCTCGGCACGCTCCACTGACAATCTCAATTCATACTTCTTGTCGTAGAGTTCCGCGAGCGCGGTGTCAATCTCAATCGGGGTTGTGAGTTTCATTAGTGGCACGCGCAATCGCATACGCGCTGTTCGCGCTTGATGTCTCTTAGTCGGCGACGCTCTGCCACAAGTTCCTGAGACTCGGTATTGAGTTCGCGCATACGCCTAGCCCATTTGGTGAGTGGGTCTATGTGAATACCTAGTTCGGCATCTGTGCCCTGTGCGCGAGCAAGTTCGAATCCAGAAGCAGACTGCTCTCTGTTTATTTCGACTAGTCGTTCGCTAATCTCAATGATGCGCTGTTTGATTTCGGTAGTTTCCATAACTGCTCCTTAGTTAGTTTCCACAAGTCTTTCTGACTTGATAGACAAAAGTCTATGGAAACTGAATCATAAAGTCAAGTCCTTTTTTATCGTGTCGAAAAAAGAAAACCCCCGCATTTCTACGGGGGTCTTCCTGACTATTGCTTAGGCTTCTGGTGATGAACCAACTAGCGCCTTGTAGTCTTCGTAAGCCTGACGCTCAATCTCGTCGAGTTCCTTCTGAATCTCGGCGTGAATGGTCTCGGCATTGATTGCCATTGAGTCGTAGATTAGTTTGTCTACTCCTGAATAACTCTCGGCGCTCTTCTCACGCGCTACCTTTGCGTAGTGCTCTAATGCGCTAGCAATCAGCACGGCATCTGCTTTGTTTGGCGAGTAATTTAGTTTGCTCATCTCCCTGTTCTCCTTTTTTATTTCGGGTGATAAGTAAATAATATAGCATAGGCACTCGTTGTCAAGTCCATTTGAGAAAAAAGAAAACCCCCCGCGAGCGCGAAGGGTTCTCTCTTGCTTATTAGTTTTAGTTCGATTCAATAAGCCGAACGAATGTGATGGTGCTGTCTTTGAATGAAGGGTCATCAAGCGCGATTATGGATGTGCTAGTTCCTTTTCTGAATCCCGCGTGAATAACCTTTCCATCGCCAATGTAGATAGACGAGTGGTAGTAAGACTTCGACCCTTTGTAGCCGAATACCACTATGTCGCCAATCTTCGGGGTTCTCACCTTTGTTCCCGAATTACCTTGCTTGTTAGCGGAGTGCTCTACTGACACTCCTAATTGTTCATAAGCCCAGTAGACCAGACCCGAACAATCCCAACCACGCGGTGTGTGTCCTGAAAATACATACCAAGTCTTTCCAACTCGGCTTTTCAGTTGCCCCACTACTGATTGGATTTTTGCGGTATTTAGTTGTAGTTCACGTTCTATCTCTGCTTTCGCAAGTAATCTATCTTGCTCTGCTAGAAACATTTCTTCCATAATTCCAGTTTCCCTGTTTGGGTCTGGTTTCAAAAAGTCAAGAACGTGTGTTTTTGATTTTTGCTGTGGAACAACAACAACAACCTGCTTGTCGGCAATCATTGATGTCCTGTCGCTTGCGCTCGCATTTTCTCCGTACGGAAAACTTCCCGTAGTAGTCAAGATAATGACGAGTCCTATTGCTAGCAACCATTTCATAAGGCGACCTACCTTTCCAGAACCTTTCGGCTCTTATCTTTTCTTGGTCGTGTTTTGTCTTGGTTCTCCCAAATCGGTATTCAGTTGTTCGACTATTTTAGCCCACAAGCGATGGAAAAAGTCAAGTTCGGCATCAACGACGCTCGGAAAACCAACTACCCCTTCAAATCGGCAGCCCCGCACCACCTGCGATGACGCGGAACACTAGAAAATCACGGCGCTTGAATAAAAATTGCTAAAAAATACTTTTTGTATCGGGATTTGAGTTTTATTATCTAATTATTTGCGTGTTAAAAGAAAAGCGGGACTGAACTTTCGCTCAGCCCCGCGCTTCTTTACTTCTGAGTTTAGAAATTAAAGTCGCAGTATTCCATCACGAAATCTAAATCCCGCTCTGTGAAATCTTCTTCGACACTGCTCTCGTATCGGTAAAGACCACTCTTGTAGTCCGCACCAAAAATGTTCAACTCGTTCGACCCTTGTTGCCAAGCGATTAGGTCTCCATCGGAATTACTTCCAACAATCGCTCCCCAGTAATCCACGATGTCCCCAGGGGTCATCTGGTCTTGCGGAACTCCGCCCACTACTTTTTGTTGTTCAGTCATTTTGCTTTTTCCTTTTCTACTTAGATTTGCTTTGATACTACATAGGCGATTTCGCCAGAAAGACTAACCACTTCTACGGCGATGCCAACAGGCGATTCGCAATCTGGCTCGGCGCAGTGAAGGCGGTAGTCGCTAACTTCTCCTGAATACAAGTCGGTGTATTGAGCAATCTCGACCTTGTGTCCAAAATGGTCGGCAAGGTTTTCGGTAAAGTATTGGTCTCCAACTTTTACTGCCATTAGTTGCGCTCCCAGATAAGATACCCATTGAGAATAGCAATTCTTTCCTGAGTGCTGAACCTAGATGGAAACTTCCGCAACGCTGAAAGTTTCTGTCGGTAAACGAACTCTCTGCCGAAACGATACTTACGCTTGCTCATTACGCTCCGAACTTTTCGTTGAGAAACTTGGTTGCTTGCTCGAAGACTTTTTCGTTGTCGTCTCTAATTGACTGCCACTCGCTGTCTTCGGTGTCCCAGACTGACTCGTCGCCGAATACAACATCGGCGCGACCTTCGTCAATAAAGAACTCTGGCTTGTTGTCGTTGTCTTCGTCGAACTCGACTGCGACTACGAAATAAACTTGCTTTGCCATTTTTTATGTCCTGCTTTCTTTTTGTCTTTTCGTGCTATCAGCACATTTTTATTATACAGATGTCTGCGACATCGCGCAAGTTATTTCTTGCGTGGTCTTCCGCGACCGCGCTCGATGTGGTCGCGAGTAATTCGCGCTTGTGGCGCGAACCAAGCGTCTAATTCATCGGCGTCGAATAGAACCACTGCTTGCGCGTGGTCTGCTGTTCGCGCTACTTCGCGTGGTCGCGTGAATACGGCGTCTGGGTGATTCAAGAAACGGCGCACAACGGCGTCGCTAATGTCATACTTCTTGGCTAAGTCTTTGTATGACCAGAGTTGCTTTCCATCTAGAAAATAAGTAATTCGTCTTTCGAGTTTCATCTTTGTCCTTTCTTAGACAAGTCAAGTATGATACTGACCACTGACATTTGTCAAGTTTTCGCGCAAACTATTTTTGGCGTGTCGCGCACCTATTTCTTGTCGAACTCCGCGAGCGCGAAGCCCACCCCCAAGACCAGCGAGCGCCGAACCAATCGCGAGCGAAGCGAAGCCATGACGACGCGCTCGGAAAAACCACTACCCCTTTTTCTGACTCTGGCGCACGGCGGGATTTGATTCAAGATACAAAAAACGCCCCACCATTTCTGGTGGAGCGTTCCTTGGTTTTAGGTTTTTAGCCTAATTCCTTTCCACATACGCAAGTGTGGTCGTGCTCGCACGAATTGTGTTCGCCAAACACATCTTCCTGAGCAAAGAGACCAGCGTCTGCGTTGTAGTAGTTCTCGCCTACTAGCATTTGCTATCTCTTTTGCTGAGTCCCAGAAAGTTTCCTGCCAGGGATAGAAAATAAAAAAAGGGGTCTTTGGTTTTCCACGCGGAAATACCACCCAGGTGGTTCCAGGTCCAGGGCCTGGGGATTTTTATTTCTTTGCTGAACTTCCTGAACTTCTCCTTCGCTTCTTCTCCTTCGCTTTGCTCGTTCTCTGTTTTTTGGTTCGTTCTTTGTTTTCTTTGTTATTTTTTGCGTTTGATGAGTCGATAAAACTTGACTTTTTTCGTATCTTATGTTTTTTGATGGACTCGACGCTTCTTGGGTCGAGAAAATCGCTTGGAAAAACCTATACCCCTTTTTCCTGCCTCGTTTTCGAGGCAACTTTCTCGAACTTCTCCTGTTTTATTGCTTATCTTGCTTATCTTGGGTGCTTCTTGCTCATCTTGCGTGCTTCTTGCTGAACTTCGACTCATCACGACTTGACTTTTTTTGTATCTTGTGTTTTTTAGACCTAAAAACTCGCTTGGAAAATCCCCTACCCCTTTTCCAAAACCTTTCCCGGCTTCCCCCTTCCCCCTGAACTTCCCCCCTTCTTCCCCTTCGCCCCCATGACTCCCAACCCCCCTTCATGAGTCCCCCATCTTCGACCCCCTTCATGAGTCCCTTCTTCGAGTGCGTCTACATGACTCAGCCACTTTGTCAAGTCTGGAAAATCCACTACCCCTTTACCCACCCGTCAATCCCCGGCGTCTCCCCCTTCCCACCCGTCAATCGCTTCACCCCCCTTTTACCTATCCGTCAGGCTCTCCCGACTCCCACTCCCCCACCCGTCAAAACACGACCCGTCAGGCTCTACACGCTCACCCGTTGGGCGTTTAGGGCAAGCCGTCATAGGCAAGCCGTTAGCGACCCGTCAGGGTCTCTTAGGGCAAGCCGTTGGACTTCCTACGGGCAAGCCGTCAGCGGTCATAGGGCGAGCCGTCTGTGTCCGTCTGTCCGTCAAGGGCGAGCCGTCAAGGGCAAGCCGTCAGCGACCCGCTGGCGTGCTGTCCGTCAAGGGCGAGCCGTTGGCATAGGGCGAGCCGTCAATCCGTATCAGGCGAGCCGTCAAGGGCTAGCCGTTGGTCTTATCCGTTGGCGGTCATAGGGCGAGCCGTCAAGGGCTAGCCGTTAAAGACAAAACCCCCAGATTGCTCTGGGGGCTTGCCGACCGAACGCCGTTGGGGGATTAGGCGGTTCGGATTTGCTTGTATTCAGTTGTGCGGATTACTTCGGCGAAAATCTCGGGATACTTCTCTTCGAGAATTGTCAGGTCAGCGTGGCGGTTCTTGCCGTCAATAATCTTGAACGATAGAACGCCACCGAAGGTCGCTTGGTTGTGGTCGCCTACTAGGTCAAACAGAACCTTCTGGGCGGCTTCCTTCTTGGCGGTAGCCTGAGCGATAACTGCCTTGGCTTCAAGCAACTCTGCGAGTGCCTGTCGTGCGTCTGCGTTGAAACCGAGTTCAACTTTCTTGATTTCTTTCATTATGTCCTTCTTGGATTTTTGATGATTGAGTTTTTTGTATTCAGTTGTTATTCAGTTATGGTCTAAGTATTGTCGCTATGGTCTGTCTTGTCAAGTTCATTTATAAACTTTTTTATAACAGATTTATAACGCCTAAAAATACTTTTTGGCGCAGACCGGGCCAATGCCATCACGAACAGAACGCTCGTCAGTTAGGAACGCCCCACAGACACAGCAGAACCCTGTCTCGACCCCATAAGCCTTTGCCTGCTCTAAGGTCATCTTGTCTTCGCTGGTTAGGCGATAGGCAATCCCCGGAGCATACTCGAACTTGTGGTCAATGGTCAGGCGAGTGGCGTAAAGGCGACCTGTCTGGCGACTCTCCTTCAAGCGATAGATGTCGCCTGCTAGGTGATACATACCCTGAGACAAAGCCTTGTCAGCCCCACGACTAATTTTTGGCATAGCCATCAACTTCGAGATTAGTTCGCTGGCAGTTCTTGATGTCAAGGTTGCTAGGTCAATAGGCTCTGGGTAGCCACGCTCTGCGATTAGCGTGTTGATGTATGCGACCTGTCGCTCGCTTGCTGGGTTGGTCATTTGAAACTCCTTTTGCTTTTTTCGTGAAGCCAATCGAACTTCACTCTGTCAGGATAGGGGACACCTGCGACATTTGTCAAGCACATTTTCAAAAAAGTTTTTTGGCGTGTCGCTTGACAAAAGATTTATGAGACCCTATCCTGAAAAGGTCAAACAATCGTTTGGCGTTGGTTCTATCTCTCAGGAGTGGAAAATGGAAAAAGCAGTATCGCAGGGGGTTCGTGTCCTAGTTCAGTTGGACAATGGCTCAAAGTTCTACATCAACTTTGGTGTTGGTGCTTGGGACAAAGCAGTTGAGTTCGTCTCGACTTTCAACTCGAACGACAACTCTGGTTCAGCGAGCGTTTGGCTGAACACGACTTCAATCGTCGAGTAGTCAAAACCCAATCAGGAAAGTCCCCAACGAAAGTTGGGGATTTTTCTTTTCCCGGTCGAGCGTAAAGGGGTCTCTCTTTTTCCAAGCGAAAACCTAGACCCCTCGCTTCGCTCGATACGAAAAAAGCCCTGAGTCAAAATCTCTCAGGGCTTCCCTCGTCTTCGCCTCACGAGTTCGCAAACGCTTTGTTCGCTTGTCCTCGTGAACGCCACTTGCGTTCGACCTCGCTCGCTCTCGCAGTATCTCTGCCAAGGCTTTCGCCTCAGCCTTGCGTCGTGCTTCGTTCGCTTGGTCGAGTGCTGGCTTCTTCTTCCTTGCCATTACAACTCCTTCCGTTGCGTCTCCGTTGGCTGTCCTACCATTATACACGCTCAGGGCTATCCGTCAAGCGCTACGGGCGACACGCATAGCGTGTAAGGGCGAGCCGTCAAAGGAAAACCCCCTAACCGCTGGGGGAAGCAGTTAGGGGGCGAGCCGTGATGGGAAAAGCAATAAACCCATCAGGCACGAGCCGTAGGTTCGAGGGGGGTGAACCTACGCCCGTTGTTCTCCAAGGCTAGCCGATAAGCCTAGCCGTGTCAAGTTTATTTAGAAGATTTCTTGGCGGTCTTGAAACTACCAAGGTTCTTCTTTACCCAAGCCGATAACTCGGCGTAGGCGGTGTTCTTCGAAATCATAGCGGACAGTTCCGCACTCTCGGCGAGCCGTTCGGGTTTGATTTCAAAATCGTCAGCAAGTTTCCAGAGCGTCTCTAAAGCACCCATTGTGTTCCTAACTAGTTAGACCCGTGCGAACTCTAAGAGTCTCTCAGGCTCGTTGGCGGGTTCGTTCAACATTATTCTATAACCCGTCTGAACCACTAATTCGGAAAGTGAGATACCCAAGCCGAGTGCCACGCTGTCGAGGATTTCTGATGAAGCCTCTTTCTGTCCACGCTCGAGTTCGCTCAGGTATCCAAGGGCGACGCTAGAAACTGACGACAGGTCTCGAAGAGTCATCTTGCGCTCGAGGCGTGCCTCACGGATTACCTCGCCAACTGCTTGTCGAACTTTCATTACGCCACCTCTCCATCTTTGCCAAAAGTCTTTGACAATGCTAGAGCGAACTCTACTGCCTCGTCTAAAGAGTGGAGTGGGTCTGAGAAATAGTATGAGTCATTTGCGTCGTAGACCTCGAACCAAGAGTTGTTCACCCAAGAAAATACTTCTTCGTCTTTAGCAGACCAAACCGCGAGCGCGTCATCATCTGTAATGCCAAAGTCTCGTAGTTGGTCTGTGTAGCGAATAACCTCTGTGTGTCCATCTTTGGTTGCGTGGATACGCATTTCGCCAGCACGCACGACATAGAAACGCTTGTTAGGGTCGTTGTCCCATACAACCTCTGTGCCTGCTTCGTTCGTGTAGAACGCTGAGTCTTGTAGAACTTTTGTCATAGTTGTCATTTTGTCCTTTTTTGTTTTTGACATTACCTCAATGGTAATGATTTATTTATTCGTTGTCAAGTGCGGAACACTCAATGGCTTCCAAGTCCTGAACAGAGAAGTTTGGCTTTTCTTGCTTGCCAAAAGTTTCCTCAATAAACTCTGCCTCTAACTTGTTTCCATTAATGTGTTCGTGAATTAGTCCTGTGGCAATTCGCTTTGCCTCAGCGTCGCTGTTTGCTTCGACGAGAAACGAAACAGGAACGACTACCTGATACTGAGTCATAAGAGCCTCAACTTTCTTTTGTGTGTTTTTATTTTACATCAACCCCTCTTCTTCGAGAACTTCGTTCGCACGAGCCAGCCAATCTTTTAGCACTCGTGCTGTGTCGTCGCCAAATGAGTCGCTGTCTTCTAGGTGGTCAGCGATTGCTTCAAACTCCTCTGCTGAGTAGTCGAGTTCTACATGTTCGTGTAGCAAAAACTGAAACACGATTGGCTCGTTTGGGTCTGAGAGTTTCAGCAGGTCAATTAGTTTTTGAACTGTCATTACGCCACCTGCTCGTCTAGGAACTCCTGAGCAGAAGTAATGAACTTCGCTGGCTCTGCCCTGAACGACTTGTCTGGGAAATCCACGCACTCTGCGAGCGCCGAAAGTCGAACAAGAGCGATAGGCAAAGTTGGGTAATACTCTTCCCAAGTGTTCGCCACATTGTCTGTCCAAGTTAGGCGATACAAGAAGGTGTTGTCCCAAGTCGAAATGAGTTGGTCTATTGAGGCGAACGCCTCGCTTTTTAGATTTACTGTGATTTTTTCCATTTGCTTATTTTCCTTTTTTAGAGTTGGTCTAGATAGCGCATACGACGCTCGTGCTGTTCGTCAATTTTCTCGGCGCACTCAGCGCAGATGTCTAGTTTCACGAACTTGACTAGAGCCTCAGTTGAGACCTCTAGGCACAAGTCGCACTTGTTGATTTCTGTCATTAGTTGTTTTTCCTCTCGACACTCTTCGTAGCACTCTTGGCAGAGTCCTTCAGCGTAAATGTTGTGCTTGTCTGGAGACTCGCAGTATTCGCAAGCGCACTCAGCCATTAGTTGTCCAACTCCTCTAGGTCGTTAATCCACTCGTGCTGACCACCATTTTCTTTCTTGTAGAAAGCAGGTAGGTCGTCTGCGTCAAGTTCGCCCTCTTCGACCAACTCGATTAGTTCCTGTGCTTTTTCAGCGCTGTCAGCGTCGAAGTAATACCAGCCATACGACTCTTCGCTGTATCCAATTCGAAATCTTGGCATTTGTTTGTTCTCCTTCCAGAACTTTATGTTTCTATAATAAGGGTCAGGGCTGACATTTGTCAAGCCCTTTCCCAAATTATTTTTTAGTATTCGGCTCTGGTAATTTCAGAGCCAAGTTCCTCTGCTAGTTTGTAGATGTCGCTCAAGCCAATTACCCTCTTCTCACCTTTGTTGTTGTAAGCCTCAGCCCAACCATTTATGTAGCGAAGTTTCTCAGCGCCAGCGCCCATAATGATTGCGACTTGGTTGTCAACTAGGTGTCGCTTGAAGATACCTGTCCAATCCAACTCTTCTGACTCGAAGGTCTCTTGGTCATACTTCTCGAAGAAAGACGCTGATTGAGAGTCGTCTGCGAATAGACCAACCTGAGTTAGTTCTCCAATGTTGCGAGTCTCGACATTAAGACCAGACCCATCTAGTTCTGCTTTGAAAGCGTCTACATCTTTTACGAAGAAATAGTTGCTTCTTGCTGTCTCGTAGTAATTTGCCATTTTTTGTTTGTTCTCCTTCCAAAGAACTTTGATGTAAATAGAGTAAAACACACCCCTGACATTAAGTCAAGTTATTTATAGAACTTTTTTTGGCGTGTCGTTCAGGAGAAGCACGACGCAGATTTTTATTTCACAGCGAGTGAGCGAGTGAGCGAGCGAGTCAAAACCTCGCTTGGAAAAAGGGCTACCCCTTTTTCAAGATACGAAAAAACCACGAACCCCTTTTCAAGGCTCGTGGCTTTCGTTAGTTTTTAGACTCGCTCAGGGTCCTTGACTATCCAATACGAATACTCAGAGTCCCAATCGCTGACCTTGAGTTCGTAGTCCAATTCGAATACGATTTTGAACGCGTCTCGCACTTGAGGCGTGATGTCCAAAAACTCTTCCTGAACCTGAACATAAAGTTTGCTGGCGTTCTCGACATTTGGAATGTCTGCGTCTTCTGTGTAGTCGCCCAGCAGAACGACCCTATCTCCAACCCAGCGCCCAGAGACCTCGGTCTCTGCCCAATCTCCGCCACCGCGTCTCGGGCTACTCATTACGAGTAGATACATTGCGTCAGAGAGCGACCCGTTGAACGCTCCCGTGTGCTCGTGTTGCTTGTCACCCAATCCCAAGCCGTGAGGGTCTACCCACTCACGCTTGTCTAGGTTTACGAGGATGTGATACTGTCCCATTTTTGTCCTTCCGTTAGGCGAGCCGTTGGCTCGTGTATCTAATTATTGCGCTAATCGCTTGCCGTGTCAAGTTTTATTGTATCGGCGTGTCGGGGGTAGGGGACACAATCCCTACCCCCAAGCCGTTATCTCCTACCGACCTTGGTCAGCGCATCGGCAGACTCGCTACCGATTAGTTGCGCGACCTCTTCCGATGTCTTGCCGTGAGCGAGAATCAGTCGGGCGTTCTTGCTGTTCCGCAGAATCGCCTTAGCCGTCGAGCCTTCGTCGTAGGTGAGCCAGATAACTGCCACGCCTGCCTTCTCGCACTCCGCTACCGCTTTGCTAGCAGCCTCGCGCTGGTCGTAGTCGTAGTATCCGTCAGACACAATCACGAGCAGACGAGCGCCCGAACTGCGAGTCAGATTCATCTGACCGTTCAGCGCCTTGAACGCCTTCTCGAATCGCTCGGTGTTGTCAGTCGCCGAGTAGACCTTCACTTCGTCTAGGTGCTGTCCCGGCTTGAGAGTCGGGAACACGCCATTGCCGAAGTAGACCATCGAAGTCTGAGCCTGAATCCTACGACCAGCCTCTGACAGAACCCAAGCAGTTGTCGCCATTGGGTTCATCGCGCTACGCATCGAGCCTGAGATGTCTACCAGCACGCCCACGTGAAGAGTTGGGTCTTCTGTGTGCTTGCGCTGGGTTCTACGCCACGCCTCTGTCTCTTGGTTGATACCCTTCGACTTGAGAGCCTGACCCTGAACGATTGCTCGCGTGCGAAGACGACCCGGTGGAACTACGCTCTTGATACGAGTTTGTTCGCGCTCGCGGTATTTCGCTTTGTCGAGTAGTCGAGCAACGCGAACAGCAGAGGCTCGCTCTGAACTAGTTGGCTTGCGACTCTCGATTAGTCTCGAGCGAGTCTTAGTGTCTGCGCTAGGACCAGTGCCACGACCAAAGACTTCATCAGAAACCTTCTTCTCTTCTTGACGACGTTCTGCCTCAGAGTTGCGAGCCTGAACTTCTTCGCGCATCTCTTCGTCTTCGATTGCGTTGTCAATCGCAGTCTGGTTGTCAATCTGGATGTTGTCTTTTATTTCTTCGATAGCATCTTCAAGAGCCTTGTTGACTGCTTTCCAAATTGGGTTCTCGCTTGGCTCACCTGATTCGCTTGGCTCGCCCGGCTCGCTTGATGCGCCCGGCTCACCTGATGCTCCAGGGTAAGAGCAACCATCATCGCTAGGCTCTTCGCCCTTCTCTGACTTAATCTCGTCTACAATCCTGACCCACTCGCGAGCAAGGTCGTAAAGAGGTAGAGCGTTGGTGTGCTGGTCGTGCGCTTGGAACGCAATCCAGATAGAACGCAACTTGGCAACGTTGTCTGCGCCAATCGCTAAGTCAACAACTTCTGCCAAAGGCTCGACATCTTCTTCTGTGAAAACGCCAGCATCAACGCGAGCAAGCATTAGCCCACACAACTGAACGACGCTATCGATGCTGGTGAGGTTCTCCTTAACTTTGTCGAAGTCGCCAATCGCGATTTCCATACCAGAAGAGCGAAGAAGAATTTTGTTGCCCGGGATTGAGGCGACTCCAAAAGATTCGATGCGACCTTCTTCCAAAAGCATCAGAGCATCGTGCTCGCGCTTAGTCAAAATACGAGCAGCGTCTGCGAGAGACCAGCGAGTGAACCGCGCGTGGCAAGCCTCGTGATAGACAGAGCCACAACCTGATGCGTGCTCGAGTTGATTCTTGCGCTTGGTGAGGTCGCCAATCAAAGCAGGATTTGCGAACGAGCCAAATGCTCGAACCACGTTGACCTCGACCTCGGCGCTCGCAGGATTGAAGAGCGCTGCGTAAGGCGCAGACATCTCTTCTCCTAGATAGACCACGAGGTCGTCTCTGTAAGACCAGTTGTTTACGATTTGACCAATCTGTGCGCCAATTCGTAGCCACTCAGTTGGAGTGGATTTTCTAGTTTCGATACTAGGTGAGTAATGAGCCATTAGTCTTTGTGTCCTTTCATCTAATTGCTACTCTGTAATGGTAAAGGATTTTTTATTGATTGTCAAGTTGAAGAGAGGGTGAGTTGGGGAGAACCAACCCACCCCCTCGCTAGAGAATCTAGGGGAAGGAGCCTAGATTCTGGCTGCGCGGCACTCCTCGCCATACACACGAGTCAGCACATCGACCACAGTAGGTCTGTCTAACTCAGGGCAGGCGGCTATCAAATTCTCGATAGCCCACGAGGTGCCAAATACTTTCGACAGGTCTCGGAACGCGAGCAACTCGCGCATCTGAGGAACCCACGAAACTTCGTCGCTGGTGAACTTCTTAGCAAGGTTCTGCGCCGCAGTAACCATTTGCATAGGAACGCCCAACTTCTTCGCGAGCGACCAGTCAGTAGTCATTTCTGCCTGAATAGTGAATCGCGATAGCAAAGCCTCTGAGAGAACTACGCCCGGTGCGTTTGGGTTAGTCGCAGCGATAACGAAGAATCCATCCTTCGCCTTGACTGTGCCGCGCTCTGGGTTAGCAGTAACTGTGTACTCGCGACGACCATCCATAAGTCCATAGACAACAGTCAGAACCTTCGAGTCGATAAGACCCACTTCGTCAATCAGAAGAACTTTGCCTTCTTCTGCTGCGCGAAGGAGAGGACCATCGACCCACTCGAACGAGCCACTTGGAGTCTGGACATAGCCACCAACCAAGTCGGAAACTTCTGTGTCGCCAGAACCTAGAACTGTGTAAAGGTCTGAACCAAACGCGGCTTCCGCGAGCGCGGTTTTTCCACAACCAGGTGCGCCATATAGCAACACGAACTGATTGACATCGCGACTCTTGCGAAGAACCTCGACATCCTTATGTGCGCTAGAACCCCAGTTGCGAGCAAAGTATTTGTCGCCATTAGGTCTTGCGTAAGAGTCTTCTCCTACAAGAGCATCTGCGCTAATGATTTTGCCTTTCACTAATCCACGATTGCGAATAACAGCGCGACCTACTTTGTCGTCGTAGTAAGAGTCGAGAGTTTTTCCCAACTCTGAGTTTATCGCTTGCCCGGCAAGTCCATAAAGAACTGCTGGCAAATCTGCGTGAAGGCGCTCTGCCTTCTCAATAAAAGTAGTCTCAGTCATTTTGTATTTCCTTCCTATCTGAGATTTACGCTACTGGAATCGTTGGCTCAGCAGTAGACACTAGGTCTTCTCCAAAACCGAACTCAACTCGTGAACGCTGGATTCGACGAATCAGCGCCTGAGGGGTTTTCTTCTGAGCAATCAGGTCTAGGTCCTCGTAAGTAACTTCGACAGCGATTGGATTCTTGAAGACTTTCCACTCTTTGTAGAACAAGTCGCTCAGCGTGCTTTTCACAAACTGTAACTTGAGTTCTGCCATTTGCTTTGCCTCAGCGTCTGATGCCTGAGCAAAGTCGCCTGACGCGTCAATAGGTGGGCTTGGGATGTGACGAGTCGCATCGATAGCCCAGTTCTTGCGAGACTGGAAACTGTTCATATTTCTACGCATAAAGTGGACAGGATAGAACTGACCATTGAAGACAGCCTCAGGGGTGAGGATGAACTGGTATGTGTAGCCTGCCTTGCGGAACTCCACATACAGCGCCTTACCTGCGCTGTCCTTTTTGTTTTTTACACTCATTTGTTTTTTCCTTCCTAACGAGTGGTTTTGCTTACCTGAATAGTAAAACAGATTTATTTTTATTTGTCAAGCGTGTCGTAAAAGATTTTTTATTTATTTCCAAAAAAGTCCGCGAGCGCCTCAGCAGTTCCACACGCTGAGCAAATCTCTGTGCTGTTGTCTTTGCGCGAGATAGCCCCTGGGTATGCGCCCGGGTTCTCATTGCTTGGGATGAATCCATCGCACGATGGACAGATTGGGTTGTCCTCTTCGTCATACTGTGCGACCAAGTAGAACTCGTGTTCGTCGTTGTCCTTATTGAACGCACGCTTGAACTCTGCCTCGTCTTGAAAGTAAAACCAGACGCGCTGGTCGAACTCGTCGTCTGTAGACAACTTCTCGTAAAGGTCTTTGTCGTTGAGAATTACCACCATTGCCATCTTGTCTCCAGACATTGCTTCGTCTTTCCACTGGTAGTCCACCCAAGTTACTCGTTCTGTCATTTTGTCTCCTTCTTGTTTTTTATGACTCTGCTAGTAAAGCAGATTTATTTCTGTTTGTCAAGTCTATCCCAGACTTGAAAATTTTGTGGGATGTGGTCGTGGCAGTAGTAGTCAGCCCAGTCTCCTGAGTAGGGTCCACCTGCGTAGACATCTGCGTGCTTGTCGCAAGTCGCGATGGAACAGTTGCGCTCTGACATTAGTTGTCCTCTTCCTCGAAGTAGTCCTCGTCTTCGACCTGCTCGATAGTTTCCTCGAATACGCAGACTGAATACTTTTGGTTGATGCGCTGAACTTCTTCCCAGAGGAACTTCTCGAGTTCCTGTTGGTCGCAAATGTAATCGCGCATCTTCCAGTCGTTCGTGTAGTGAATCGCTGGAGTGGTTTGCTCGACGCGCCACTCGCTGTGGGTTCCGAGTTGACCAGTCGCAGTGAGTTTCCAATCGCCAAAGTCAATCGTGGCTGTGGTGATGGTGATGTCTTTCATCCTTGGTGTCATTTCTCTCCTTCAAGAGTTGTTGGTAACAGTATGAGTGATAAAAATCTTTTTGTCAAGTTTATTTATAAAAACTTTTAGAAGTCGAACATATCTGGATTCTCGCGATACATCTCCAAGAACTTTTCTTTTTTCTCTTCTTCGCTCAGGTGTGCGTAGGGGCTGTCCTCGTCTCCTAGAACTTGGTTCATCTCCAACGTGCTCTCGACTGTGAGGCAATCTGTACAGAGAATGTAGAGACCATTCTCGTTCCAGCAATTGTCAACCTTCGCGCAATCGACGCACTGCTTGGTTTCGTGTGGGTCGCAGATGTGAACTATGTCATCGTTCTCGATGCCATAGAAAACCTCTGTCCACCAACTCATCCAGTCGTCTTCTGTGTAATTTGTAAATTCATCCATACTCTGAGTGTATGAGCAGCCACTGACATTTTGAAAGTGGGTTGGCAAAGAAAAAGGGGTCGCTAGTTTTCCAAGCGCGAATACCAAAAACTGGTGATTATATATTTTGTCCCAGAGGTGATTGGCTTCGCTTCGTGAACGAATTCGTCAGTCGAAGGAAACGCGACCAGAGAGTTGGCTTTGGGTTTGATGGTCAGGTTTTGTTTCCTGAAGTAAATCTCCCCTCCTTCGTAATCGTCGTTCAAATAAATAACGATGGAGAGTTTGCGCTCGAGTTCCTCGATGTCGTCGTCAGAGTGCTCGATAAAGAACTGCCCCTCTGTGTATCGAATCAAAGTAAATGATTCCATCTCGAGTGGCTCGTCTGAGCAATCTTCGACGTAATTTTTAATTTGCGGAAAAATAATTTCTTGGAACTGCTTCAGCCTGCGAAATGAGAAATCGCGAACATCGCCAATCTGAGCATCAAACCACTCAGAGTCTTCAGATAATTTCAGAATCGCGTCGAGGTCAATCTCGACGTCTTGGTAGACAGAAAGTTTTCGCACGGAAAAACAGGCACCCCTTTACAAGATGGGTTCAGCGCACTCAGCGCAGACAATCCACTCATCTTCCTCGTCTAGACAAACAACAAATGAAACGAACTCAGCGTCTTCGACTGCGCCAACTTCCTCAAAGCATTGCTCGCAGGTCTCGACTTCGAACAGGTCAAAGCCAGCCTTGTTCAATGACTCTCTGTCGTCGTTACTCTCGACTAAATGTACCTCGATGTGTCTCATGGGTTTTATCATAAAACAAACCCGGAAACGTGATTCGAGCGACCGTCAACTCCCGCTTGGAAAAACTACCACCCCTTGTTGGTGGCTCTCCATACACTCGGTGAGTGGTTCTCCTCGACGCTCCGTTTGGCATCCGTCGACTCGTAGAGGCGCACTATGTGTACGCAAGGGTCACCCGTCTCGAACTCCGCTTCTTCGCTTGCCGTCATAGGCACGCCGTCGTGCGTAAAGCACACGTCGGGTCCTACCCACCCGTTCTCGTAACCCATCTTCAACCACGCGTCAAAGTCCATCCGTCTCCTGCTTTCCGTTATCGGCTTGCCGTTATTGGCTTGCCGTTGTGTAAATAAACATAGCGCGTGTAAACGCTCGCCGTCAACGTTCCCGCTTCGCGTCATGGCTTGCCGTTATGAAATAACGCGGCTTCCCCCTGGGGGGAAACCTGGCTCGCCGCTTGGAAAAATGGGGACCCCTTTTCGAAGGCGGGCCTCGCAGTTGCTTACCGTATGAAATAAAAGGGGGAAAATCGACCCCCGCCTAAACACTGGCCTGTAGAGGGAAGTGTATCGAAATTTGCTTTAAAATGTCGGAGACATTTTAAAGTGACTTTTCCCGGTTTGTCAAGATTAAATCGTAAGCCGTTATCATTTCGTTACCTACGCGCTCGCGGTGAACAAACCCGTCATCTCGGCAAGCCGTTGCAGGGATGCGAGGTCAACCTCACCTGTGGCACGCGAAGGCGGATATCCGATGCTCCGTTGGAATCTGGCGTAAGCAAGTCGAGTCCGTGTATCGAAGTGTCCCCGTGGCAAACCGCGAACGTCCGTGAACAATCCAGCGAGCGCGAGTTGAACCACCTCGACGTTCTTATGACGCAAGCCGTTACGCAACTGAGCAGGAACAACCGTTGGAACATCTCCCGCTTTGGTCATCCGTTCTGCTAAAGAAATAAAACGTGGACGGGCATATCCGATGACCTCCGTTTGGTGACGGACGCGAACATACACTCCGTCTCCATTTTGCGGACTCTTAGGCTTGCCGTTTCCGACCATAGCCTCCACCGTCGTGAACGTTCCGTCTATCGCGTGCCGTGAGGCATCCGTTACTATACCAACGTGAGGCGAGCCGAAGTCCATCACCTCAGACGTCGCGAAGAACACAATGTCTCCCCGTCGAGGCTTCGCACGGAAAAGTCCCGACCCCATGTATTCCGCGAGCGCGACGGGCGGATAAATGTGAGACGGTAAGGACACGCCGACTTCGCGGGCCACGACGTCAATAAAGATACCGTCCCAAGGCAAGCCGTTCATACCAAGGCGCTCGCCGAAGATATTGATACGGCCCGCGCTCGCGGTGTATCCGTTATAACTTAGGGCTTGTGCAACAAAACGCTCGACGTTACTCGTCGGGTTCGGTTTCTGAAATAGAGACATTGTTTGCTGGCAATCCGTCGGGTGTGTAGTGCATTAGGGCGTGGAGTAAGTTCGATGCTTCATTAGCGCGAGCCGTGACCCGCACGTGTTCCATTCTAGTCGACGCAAGTTTGACGTCTTCCGCGAGCCGTAAGGTGTGCTCCGTCGCTAACTCAATTAGTTCACTTAGCGTCATCTGGAACTACCTCTGCTTCTTCTACTTCTACTTCAATGGTCGGTGGCTGTGATTCTTCGATACGTCTCTGAGCGTCAATGGTGTTTTGGGCTAACCGTTGTAGACGTTCGGCGATTATAGAAGCAGCGGGCCTGACGTCTAGAGTAACATCAGTATTTATATCAAAGCCTGCTCTGACACCCGCGCGGTCCAAAATTTCTGTGGCTGCTTTTAGTTTCACTGGCTCAGACTCGGCTGACTCCATCAACTGCTCAAGGGTGTCTACAGCAACAGGGGCAACCTGAGTCAGACGTGCGCGAGCACGTTCAACTGAGTCCGTCGGTTTATTGCGTAACGCGCCAAGGTGAACGCGACAGAAGCCGTCATCTTGTGGACGTCCTCCAGTCCATAACTGACAGCGGATGCCGTCGTCCTTGATGGCCTTACAACGTGATGGTAAAGGGGGTACCTTTTTTCCAAGCGATTCGAAATCGCCATTCGCTTCATTATAGAGTTTTGCCCAAACGCGCGTCGCGCCGAGAACCCAAGGTGGCGCAATCAAGTCGCCCTCGGATTCAGCAAGAAGGTCGAAGCCCGTCAAGTAATCCGAGTTTTTATTTTTAGGGTCTGAAAGAATTGCGACCTTCTCATCGAGGCTCAACATTCTTTGCTGAGTTTGCATCTCGGGGGAGATGGCTTGGATGGTTCCAGTAGGAACGCCGTTCACTGCGTAAACAGGAATCCAGTTCATCTTTGCTCGACGTAAGGCAGCGCGGTTCTCATACGTGTCTTCGCAGATGCCCTTGTCTACTTCTTCGATTCCATATTGGGAAAGGTCGGGGCGGAGGTTGGTTGGAGTGTCGACCTGAACGTCTGGCTTCTCCGCGATGGGAGTAGAGAAAGGGTCTGCCGAATCTATAGCACGAGGGTCTGACATTTTGAATTACGTCCTTGTTATTTCATAAGAGTCGGACGGCAGTTCGGGGGAGAGACTGACTGCCGCCCGACCCGTTCGTTTGCTTTGGGCAACCTAAGGGTGTCTCATCCCGCAGGTTTATACAACCTGACAGTTATCACTATAAAGTCAATCTTTATTTTCGATTTGGACGAAATTTTGGATGAGGTGAGGGTGAACGCTACCTTTTTCATTTAGAAAGGCAGAAAAAACCCCGAAAAATCAGGGTTAGTGATTTTTTCGGGGCTTAGTTTGAAACTGTTTTGAAATTACTCTGTTGCTTGTTCTTTTTTGGTGCCTCCACCAGTTGGCTTTTTCTTAGCAACTGGCTTTTGAGTTCCATACTTTTCTTGCTGACGCTTGGCTTCGGTCTTTACTTCTTCGACCTTTTTGTTGTCCGTCGGCTTTAGGGAGCACTGGCAACCTGAACCGCCACCACCACAGCAAGATGCTTTCTTGGCGACTTCTAGGTAGTAGTCTTCTTGGCGCTTACTGAACTTTGCGATTCGCGCTGGGTCGTCAGTCTTTAGGACTGGCTTTCCCAAATCGTCGATTACCCATCTGCCTCTGTTGTCTCGAGCGATTCTGCTTACGTTGTCTCTCAGGGTGTCAGCCTCGGTCTTGGTGGTTTTAGTAAATCGGATTTTGTTGAAAAACTCTCCGAACCATTTCTTCATTTAGGTTTCCTTCTTTGGATAGGGTTGGATTTTATATCTTAGTTTGTCTAAGAGTTCTCGTTTCCTGCGCTTCGATGAAGTGTTGAAGAAAACGTATCGATGCTTTCGTGGGCGCTCGTGTCTTTCGAGTCTGTCGCCGAAGAAAGCCTTTGCTCCATTTACTCCGCCGTGCTCGTCAAAGATGTGGCGTGAGTGTGTGCTGGATTCTCCGTCTAATCTCCACTCAACGTGTCGGTCGGACATTCCCGTATAAATCCAGTTGGTCGCTTGGTAGACAGTGCCGACGTGACCTGCTCCGATTTCGGCATAGGACACGATGATGTCTCTGTCTTTTGGCAACATCCTTAGGCTACGACCAATCAGGTATGACTCTGTGTTCTTTGGAGTTTTGTCAGCAATCCAGAGTCTGGTTAGTTCAAGCACTTGGCTAGATTCCTCTGGACCACAAACTCCTACACACAAACTGGGCGATGCTGGTTTCCCGTAAATCACACAGCCAATCATCTCGTCGCCATCGAACAGACCATAGGCATACATATTCGATGCCTTGCGATGAAGGTAGTGGTTGTCCACGACCATCTGGTTGGATTCTTTGGACGACACCTGCTTTATGGTGTAGTCAATCATTTCAGTTTTCTTTTTACTTTTTTAGTAGTAGGTGCCTCGGACCGTGCTGATGTGTCAGCGGTCGGTTCGGGTAGAACAGTTTGCGAAACAGGTTCCTCATTCGTCACTCCTTCAGTTTGCTTGTCTTTACATTGGACACAGTTACAATACCAAACTTTGTCGTAGAAAACAATTTTTGGGTTACACGTGTCGTGATACCCAGTCATACACCATCCGCAGATGTTTGCCACTAAATCGTTCCGTGCTCTACATCTTCGTCGTCTATTATACTACTGGCTTGTACCCATTTCCAAAAGAACGTAAAGAAATCATCCATAGATAATTCTTCGAACTCGCTCCAACGCTTAGGGTCAATTAGCGCCAGTTGGATAATCTTCTGGAATCTCTGAAGAAACGCTTCTTCGCTCTCTGGAAGTTCTCGAAGAACTTTGGTTTGCTCTTCTGGAATTTCGTCGAACGCCAAGATGTCACAGTTTTTGATGTTGGCGTAGTTGATGGTCATTACTTTGATGTTGTCGCTAAACGACATAGACAGTCTCCTTGTGGTGATTTACTTTGACCAATGGGTCAATCCAAATTTTGTATCCTGCGCCAGTCGCGTTGTAGCACCACGAATAGTCTTCTCCAACATTAGTCAAAAAGTCGTGTTCAGGCCATTTGATTTTCTTGATACCAAACCAAGGTCTTGGGATGTTCTCGAAGACGCCCTGCTTCATCGCGACGAATCCGAAACCTACTCCACCTACTTCGACAGGTTCATCGAACAATAGGAACTCAACTTTGTTGACTTTGGTTGGTCTGCCTTCGTTGTCTGGATAGTTACAAGCAACCGTTCCATAGACATCCGTTTGATAGAGTCCGCTAACAACATCTAACTCGCTCTCGTAGATTCTTCGAAAGTCTTCGTTGGTCCAAGAGATGTCTGAATCAATCCAGAAGATTTTGTCGTAAGTGAATTTGCCACTTCCAACTTCTTTAGTTTCCCAGTTGTGAACGTAGGTTCCAGTTGCTGTCATTTCTCTGGCACTTGGCACGAATGACGAATAGGTATTGAGCATCGTGTAAGTCAGCCCATTCTCATTCAGCCACTTAGTTGTTTCCATTAGCGACATCACATAGTCAGCGTGAAACTGTCTACCAGGTGTAGCAATCACTACGTTGTAGTGCGGTTTAGCATTACTGTCCATTTGTGCGACATCCTCTACATAGCATTTTGTCAAATCCAGTGTGACCGCTACTGCTAATCACTCCTTGTTGTGTTACTGGAACTGGGACTACTGGTCCAGCGGTATCGCACTTGTCGCACTTCATCTCAATCAGCCACTCAATTGTTGCCCCAACTTCCATCGCACCAGCAATTCCTTGCGTCAATGCGTGAAGTCCAGCAGCACCTTGTGTCTTTCGATTGAATACTCGTGCGTTAGTGGTTTCTAGAACTGGTCTAGGGTTTCGACACTTACAAGCATTTTTCTGTGCGTTACAAGTGTGGTGTCCTCTTGTCGAAATAAATGAGTGGTAATTGATTGAGTGTCCGCAGATACAAATGCGTTTATCTCGATTACCTACTCGATTGATTTCGGACAGAGTTTCTTTGGCTTCGTTCTCGTCAATGTCCAAAAATTCGAATGGATTAGTCATAACTAAATCCTACACCCAAATACAACCCATTACTATCCAATCAAGTAAAAAACCTATTTATCCATTCAACCGTGTTTTCTGCCACCTATACACGCACGCGCATGCGCGTAATAGAACTTCGATTGATTGGGTTTTTAGGTTGTATTAGGTTGTAGATACTATCGCAAAACAATAATTATCTTTCACTATTTCTCGATAGTATCTCAGTTTTCACCCTTCCGAGATACTATCCACTTTTATCAATTATTTTTCACTTTTTCTATCAGTATCCTTTTTCCCGATTTCCTGACATTTCCCGACACTTCCTTTATTTCATAATGACGTCGACCATTTTTAACCCCCCTCCTCCCACAAAAGAACACCGTCGCAAAGAAAAGTGATACATTAAAATACACCCAAAACCCCACCCCGTATAATAAATTCATGGCGTTCTTAGATGACTATGACAAGCAAGTTAGCGACAACATTCGCAAGATAAAACTATGTGCTCACGTTCTTGAGGAAGTCCAACAGAGCCTCTTAGACCCATTCCATCCAGAGCGCCAAGCAGACTTATTACTAGCCACAGAGGACCTCACAAGCGTCTCATTCGAGTTACTGGCATCAGTTAGGGCAATGGTTTGGCACGAAGACCTGAAGCCAGCGCCAGAAGATAGTTGACCTCAAAATAAGGTAAAATTATAGAGGGAGAGACTCCACCTACTTATAGGAAGTCTCGTGAGTAAAAACTCTAGAAGAAAAACCAAAGCACCGCAGATATTTACTACGGTGCTTTTAGTCGCCTGCCCCCTGATGCTAGCGGAGCAAGCACAGGCTCAGAGCCTAAAGTCTACTTCTTTCGGTCTTTTAGGACCTTACGGGCAGCAAACACTAGGGCTACACCAAACAGGAATAGCCAACCAAAGCCCACTCCTACTAGGAATGAACCCCAATCAATCTTCAGCACGATTTCCATACGTATCTCCTTCTGCCTTTATAAAGGCGTCAACACCTGAAGAGTATCAGAAACAGGTGGCTGACGCAACTGTAACACTAAACAAGGCTAAAACAGCCCTACAAAAGGCTATTTCTGCCCAGTCTGGTGCCCAGAAAGCCCTAGAAACCGCCCAAACAGCCTTAGATTCAGCCGAAACAGCCTTAGAACAGGCAAATTCTGCTCTGAGCGAACAAGATGGCAGGGTTGAGCAGGCAGAAACAGCCAGAGACCAAGCCCAAGACGCCTATGACCAAGCATTAGAGGCGTTCGTCACGGCTGACGACAACTTGACGACCAAAGCCAGCGCCACCGCCACCGCCTTAGCCAACCTAACCAATGCCCAAAGTGTCGTCACCAATGACGCATCAAGTTTGACGACCTCAAATACTTCATTAGCATCTGCTCAGTCTTCTTTATCAACAGCGCAATCAAACCAACAACAGGCTCAGGCTCTTTATAACTCTGCCGTCACTGCTTACAACCAAGCAAAGGCTTTAGTGAATCAGCCCACCTATTCAATACAGCCAACTACTTATCAAATTCCTGACAACAACTTTATGACAGGACAACCTTGGGTTGGAGATGGAAACGGAGCAGGTCAGCCAGCAATTCATCCAGGACACCTCCACTATTCATATGTAGGAACAGAGGTTTATCAAGACATTCTTATTAGTCCAAGAATTATCGCTAACTACGTCTTTACCGTCGGCGTTTGGAATCAAGACCAAAACTCAATAGGTCAAGGAGCAGTCGCAGATACTTACGGCTTACGTATTTATTTCTATGACGCAAATAATAATTTGCTTCACCAAAACTCTTTCACATCTAACTCAGTCCACTCTTGGCAAGATGTCACCCTCCAAGGAAACACGAACACAACTACCGAAGTTGCCAAGGTCCGCATTGGAATCTACGGAATAGACAATGGATTCTGGGCAGGAACCTACGGTCCAGCGATGAATAACGTTCGACTCCAATTAGGTTGGGCGTTTGCTAACCAAGTCCAAACAAGCACCGCAACTATGTCTGTCAACATAAATGAAGGTGGAGAGTCAACTTACACAGCGCCTAACGGCGGAATCTTTACCTCAAGCAACTTGCGCTATGAGGCTATTGACGACCCAACTTGCGGGACAAACGCTACTCCACAAAATCTAGGCTCCAACACCATCACCCTTGTTGCCGACAATTCAATATGGGGAGACCCTTGTGGTGGCTCATATAAGCGCCTCGTTGGAACTCTTACTTACACAACCCAAGCAGAGCCAGATGCTTCTTATGCTTTAGCCGTATCTCAGGCGCAGACCGCCTTGACCATAGCGAACAGTGAGTTAGCGACCGCTCAGCAGAACGTATCTACCGCCCAGTCTCAAGTAACTTCTGCTCAATCTTCGTTGTCCACTTCCCAGCAAGCAGTCGTTGCTGCTCAGAGTGCTTATGAAATAGCGCAACAAGAAGAAGCGTCAGCCAGCGCAGAACAGAACACAGCCAGTGCCACTAAAGATTCAGCGCAAGCATCTTTAACTACAGCCACCGCGACCTATAACTCAGAAGTTTCTGCTCAGTCAACTTTGGCTAGTAAGCAGTCTGACGCGGAGAGTGCTAAAAATATTTCAGAGAGCGCTTATGAAACAGCGCAGTCATCTCTTGATGACATGAACGAAGCCGTTACTACAGCAGAGCAAGAAGTCGAATCTGCTCAAGAAGCCCTAGACAACATTCCACTTCCAGAGGAGCCAGAGCCAGAGCCAACTCCAACAGCATCACCAGAGCCTAAGCCAGAAGAGCCTGAAGAAGAGAAAGAGATTGTCGTTCTTCCTCCGCTTGATGACTTGACCAAGGTGAACTTCGAAGAGATAACACCTACTGACTTGACCGCAGCGCAGGCAGAAGAAATCAAAGAAGCAGCGCTCGAGACTTTCCTAACAGCAGAGCAAGGTAGCCCAGAATACGAAGCAGCCCTTACAGCCCTTCTTGTTGCCGCTCAAGCAGACGACATCGTTGTTGACGAAGCACTCGCTTCTATACCAGGTATCGGTCAAGCAGCCGTTGCCGTTGCTCAAGTTCTAAACCTTTTGTCTAACGTCGGTGCTGACATCTCGCCAGAAGTAAGAGAGACAGCGCAGGAAGCAACCGTTGCTGCCGTCATCGTTGGTCAAGTAGCACAAGCAGCGATGGCAGCAACTGCCAGCGCATCAGCAGTAGGAAGAACAGGTAAGCAATAAAAATGTATGAATACAGAGTCAAGCAAGTTCTAAAAGTTGTGGACGGAGACACCATCGACGTTGACATCGACTTGGGCTTCAGCATTTCTTACACCCAGCGCGTTCGTCTAGCAGGTATCGATACTCCAGAGTCTCGCACTACTGATAAGTATGAGAAGGCCCTAGGACTAGAAGTAAAAAAGAAACTTGGCGAACTAATCAAGAACGCCACAGACATCGTGATTCGCACCGAGAAGCCAGACTCTTCTGAAAAGTATGGTCGCATCTTGGGTTGGCTCTTCCTAGATGGCTCAAGCGAGTCCGTCAACACCGCGCTTATCGCAGGTGGCTATGCGTGGGACTACATGGGAGAGACCAAGGTCAAAGACTTTGAACTACTAAAACAGCGCCGTCAGGCATACGAGAAAAAGGAAAAATAATGAAGCACTACATCAAAGCGCAACTACAAGACATAGTTGACCAAGCGTGGACCTTGCTAGGTCTTGGAACCGCTTGGGTTCTTCTAGAAGGTTCAGCCCGTGAACTAATTGGAACAATGATTCTGGTTACTCTCGGTTTCTGGATTATCACGTTCCCCATCTTCCGCTACGAAAAGGAAGAAAAGGATACCCCAAAGGATGGCGACGGTGACGGTCTCATTTATGACGGCACCAAGAAAGAGCGTAAGGCTCCAGTAAAGAAGGTAAAGAAAGATGCGTAAATTTATCGACTATCTAAAGTTTTATTTTGAACTAGATGCCGAAACTCTAAGAAAAGAAGCCTATGCTTCTGCCCAGAGATACTACGGCAGAGGGCCAAGAAAGACTTACAACCTACAAGAGACCATTGCCTACCAGCGTGCTTTTGTTTCTACACGTCGTCGTAATCACGCAAAGTCCAAAATCAGCGAATTGTATCTGCCATAAACTTAAAGTAAACAAACACTAAGGATTAATTATGGCAAAGGCACAATACCCACTAGATGGGAGACTAGGCAAAGACTGGAAGATTACCAGCGAAATGGGCTGGCGCATCCACCCAGTCAAGAAGGAAAAGAAGCATCACAACGGTGCTGACATTATCGGTCTTGGCAAGGGACCGTTCTACATTGAAGCCCCTTACGCAGGTAAGGTTCTGAAGGCTACCAAGTCAACCGCACCCGGTGGAGGTTTCGGTAACTTTGTAATTCTTGCTCACAAGATTAACGGCAAGAACTACACCACTCTTTATGCTCACCTAAAGGACGGCTCTATCAAGGTAAAGCCAGGTCAGAAGATTGAGGCTGGAACTGTCCTAGGAATTATGGGCACCACTGGTATGTCAACTGGCGTTCACCTCCACTGGGAGATGTGGGCTGGTAAGACTCACGGTTGGTCAGCAGATGGTAAGGGCTTCGTAAACGCAGTCAAGTTCTTCAAGGCGCTTATTGCTCAAGAAGCCGAACTAGCGTTGGCACCAAAGGCTACTCCAGAAGATGCCCCAGCAACCGAAGAGCCAGAGCACACCGAAGAGTTTGCCAACAAGGTTCAGGCTAAGTATGAAGCAGCAAAGGCTGAGGCTAAGGTCGCCCCTACTAACCCCGTCCCTACTCCAGCACCAGTTGCTGTTGCCCCAGCAAAGCCAGCAGTTGCGGTTCCAGCAACTAAGCCAGCACTAAAGGGCGAACTCAAGAAGGGTTCTAAGGGACCAAACGTCGCGTATCTTCAGAAGGCTCTTGGTCTAGAGGTTACTGGCGTATTCGACCAAGCACTTCACGTTGCCGTTATCGGTCTACAGAAGAAGCACGCTGACATCACCTTGGACGACGGAATCGTTGGTCCACTAACTTGGAGCAAAATTAAGTAATGGCTGACAATCTGGTTCCTGAAGAAAAAGAATTAGCCGAAGCGCTAATTACTATTGCCGACAAGTACGGCAAGTTTAATGAAGACCAGACAGGCATCTGGGCTGACTATCACGAACCAGAAGACAACCCCTACGCCGAGATGGGCGTGAAGTGTGGCAACTGCGTTCTATATCGTGGAGGCCAAGAGTGCGCGGTTATTGCGTATGCTGTCCACCCAGATGGCTATTGTCGTTTTGCAGTTCTACCAGAAGGTGTTGTTGACCCAAGCAAGTCACCAGAAGGAAAGAGCGCTGGAGAGCACAGAGTTTTATTGAAAATTGGCTCAAAGCCAGCACCCAAGCAAGACCTACTTATGCCCAAGCCAGTAGCAATTAATTCAGAGGACATGGAGTTTTCAGCCGACGGTCCCTGCTGGGACGGCTACAAGCAAGTTGGTATGAAAGAAAAGAATGGAAAAATGGTTCCCAACTGCGTACCAGACAATGAAGCGTCTGTAACTGCCACCGCTGGCTCTAAGCCTGCCCCTAAGAAAGACCAAATTAAAGGCTCAGACAAGAACAAGAAAGGCTCTGCCTCGGATGGCAAGAGTGTTACTTTTACCGCAGCCATTACTAAGTCTTTGGAGAAGAAGGTTGCTGACCACAACGAGAAGGCAAAGAATGGTCGCAAGGTCACGCTAGCAAAACTAAAGGCTGTCTACCGCCGTGGCGCAGGTGCGTTTTCAACTTCACACCGTCCAGACCAGAACCGCAACTCTTGGGCAATGGCTCGCGTCAATGCTTTTCTAAAGTTGGTGCGCTCAGGTAAACCTAACAACCCTAAGTATGTTCAGGACAACGACCTTCTCCCTAAGATGCACCCTAGGCACTCAGAGGCATCTACTATGTCTCCCCTACTGGCGTCGATGGTTTTTGCTTTAGACGACAACTCTTGTCCACCAGCAACTCAAGACATCGTTCTAAACATTGAAAACAGACAGAACGCTATCGACAATGTTGGCTACGGTCCACTAAACCCTGACGAACCAAACACAGAGTTTTGGCAAGAGAAGGCTGACCGTTGGGACACTACCCCAGTCGAGGCAAGCAAGAGCATCTGTGGGAACTGCGTGTTCTTTGTTCGCACTCCAGAAATGCTTGACTGCATTTCTAGCGGAATTCAGCAAGGCGATTCAGGCGAGAAGAACGCTTGGGATGCTATCGACCAAGCAGAGTTAGGTTTCTGTGAAGCACTGGACTTCAAGTGCGCCGCATCAAGAACTTGCAATGCTTGGGCTGCTGGCGGACCAATCGTTTAGTCGATTTCTTTCACTCGATACTGAGCCACGTTCACCATAATCATTTTGTTGTTGTCTTCTTGAACAACAATCTTTACTGGAACTTTTGCTTGCTCCACATACTTCACTTCACCAGAAACGCGTGGCTGACTAGATGGAAAGTAAGGGGAGTGTAAAGTCACGCGCTTGCCTAGCAAGTCCATATTGATGTCTTGAGAATCGAAAGCGTCACCCATACGTCTATTATAAATTATCTCCAGAAACTGATAAAAGAAAAGCCCCCACTTTCGTGGAGGCTTTTCCGTTACTCAATTGATTGAAAGGAGATGAATAACTATGTACAACAACACAATCTACGATAACCCAAGGAACCTTTGACTGCTTGTATAGATTACCACGAGTCAACAAAATCGCAAACTATTTTGGAGTTTTTCCTAAAAGAAATTCAACTAATTTTGGGTTGTCCTGCATCACCATTAGTAGTGGCTCTTCCCAAATCCCAATGAAATAATGTTCCCAAACATCAAACTCGTCCGTCTTTTTTGGCTTTACGCTCGTATCAAATACGTAGACACAGGCGTGCATAATTTCGTGAAGTAAGGTTTGGCGCTTTTTACTGTCCGACAATCCTTTGTCGATTACTATAAGAGTTTTTGCTTCAAGGGTGTAGCCCAAAGTGGAGTCATTTAGCATCCCGTCTTCTTCCTTGAGCCTTTCGACTACGTCAAAGACGTGGGTGCCAATTTTCACACTTTTAGGGCAGTTCACCGCAGAGCACTCCAACTTTGTCCCAGAGACTTTCTAGGTCTTTATCATTATAGATTCTCTGGTCAAAGTCATATCCGTTCAAAGCGTGCTCAGAGGCGTGGTCATTTGCTGGTCCGTATCCCTCCCGCTCTACACGCCAGATTTGACCGCCTAGTTTCCTAATGGCATCAGCCTCGTTCGGGTATCGGACGTCGGAGAAAACGACTTTAGAACCGTCTGGAACGTGCTTTATTGCGTAGTCAACCCAGAAGTCGTCCCCAAACATCTCCCTGCCAACCTCGGTTCCAAAGCGTTGTAGCAGTGGTCGAATTTCAGTGCTGGCGCTTTTTAGGTAGTCCCAACCGAGATGCCCAAGAGACGAACTTAGCGCGGTGCGGGTTTCGTGTACGTCGATTACAGGGTTCAGAATAATTAGAGCATCTTTTATGGCTTGGGCAAAAGACGCTTTTTCATAGCCTTGGGTCTCTATCAAGTATTCAGCAACCGAATCTTTGCCAGACCTAGCCCACCCACTTATGCCTAATGCTCTTACGCGAGGAACTAGTTTGTTGTCTTCTAATACATAAACTGGAACACCAATCGCGTTGGCAACTTGGACCTCCAAAGAAGCGCCTTTTGATTTTTGCCAGTTAGGTAGAACACACACAGCGTCACACTCAAGTAAGTATGGCAAGTCGCGCTTCATATACCAGTTCCAACTATTGTTCGGTCTTTCTGGTTCGCCAGCGGACTCGAGTGCTAACTCCAAAGTTGGTCCGTCATTGTGTGCTGGATTTACTACTCGATAGCCAAGTTTAAGTAACGACTCTTCTAACTTAAAGAAAGCAGGAAAGTTCCACTGGTCGTAGCCAGTCATAGGTCCAGCGATGTAAATCTTCAATTGTTTTCCTATTCGATAGAGCAGTCAATACAAACGTGCCACAGGATGGTTTTGTTTGCTTGGTTGTCCCTTGGGGTTCTGACGCTTAGATAGAAGTTGCCAAGGGTAGCAGCCTTAGTTTCGATGTCCAAAGATTTCTCACAGACACCACAGGTAAATACTTCTTTAGAAACCATTGGCATAAATGACTCAACCTTGTAAGCGACACCGTTCCAATTAGCCAATCTTTCTTCAGCCATACTGACCATCAACGCTTCGTTGTGTCCTTCTAGCCAAGCGTCTGTCTCGTCTTCAGTGGCGACTCTTACTTCAATGCGAGCAATCTCATATCCCATTTCGTCGCGGTCTAAGATTTCTTCCTTAGAGTCTGCCCACTCCCACTCCACGAATCGGTCACCGTCGGTGTCGATTATCTCTAAGTGAAATAGTTTTCTTTTGTTTTCGCGCACTAATCTTCACTCTCTACTGCTGGCAGAGAAATTACATTTTTTAGTAAATACTCGGAATTGAAGTGGTCGCGCCAAACACCTTCAACAACTTCAGTCCTATGAGCATTTACCCAATCAGCGATACGTTCGCGTTCTTGGATTTTTCCCTCTTGGATGAATAGGTTGACGACCAGTTCGGTGGCTTCATCTATGTCAAAAGACATACGTTCCGTAGCCTTTTTGATGTTAGGGTCAGGGTCGTCTACTATAACAGGCTTCTGCTTTATCAGGTCAACAGCGTCGAACATCCCTTTCTTTTCTAGCAATTTGATAATGCGCTGTTGTTGTCTATAGGCACCAATCTGTTCCGCTCCCTTGAGTTCTTCTACAGAAGCGTGTGGCTCTAGACTCTCGCTCACTTGTTCTCTTCCTTGATACGGTCAATAGAACGTTCTGTGCTGCTGTCTGGACCAATGTATTCGTCCTGAGTGACCTGCTGGTTATGGCTTACAGTACCAATCCTCATAGTCATCTCGGCGTAGGTCATAGGTCGCCAAAGTTTTTTCCACCAACGGATAAATCTCATTTGTTCTCTCCCTTGTCTGAATGGCTAGGCGAGTGGCTCATTTACTTGTTAGTTACCAGACGACGCTTAACTGCGTCGAAAATCTTTGGGCGCTTCTTGGATGCCTTGCCGTTCTTGCGGTCGTCATTACCACCCTTTTTAGCAGGCGCTCCGCCTCCACCTTTACCTTTAGCCATTTTCTACCTTTCTGTATACGGATAAGTATTGCTTACAAACTTCTTTTTCACAATTTTCTTCGTCACACAACGCTGGTCTCATAAGTTCTAGCACTCTGTGTCGCTCGTCTAGCACTCCTAGTTCATACCCGAACGTCGACGAACTATCAATTGCCTCAGCCAAAGCGTTCTGTACGTCTTCTCTGGCTTTCACAGCCTGACGAACAGCCTTGCCAATCTTGTCGACGATTACTTCGTCTTTCTCGTCAAAAGCAACAGCCTCAATTTCTACGTCAGCCAAAGTGAAATCAATATCTGGAATTGCCATTATGGGGCTACCCGTCCGTTCTTGTTAAATGTTGCATAAGTTATTGGCATCTTCTCTGCGAAGAACTCTTCCATCTTCTCGGCAACCATCTCAATTTCCCGCTGTGGAAATGAAGGAAACTGGGTGCCTTCCCTAGCGGTTCTCAGGGATAAGAAGTTCATCAGGGAGCGTGCGTTCATTGTCACAAACATACTGCTATAAGTATTTACTGGCAAGACGGCTCGCGCGACTTCTCGAGCAACTCCAGCGTTTAGCATATCCGTGTATTTTTCATAAGCGAATACGCAAGAGTCTTTTATAGAATCGCTAGTCACTACAAACTGTTCGTTACTGCCTTCTACAAATTCGTAGGCACCAACTTTGCCAACTTGAATCAACTTACGTTCAGGCGCTGGAACATAGAACACAGGCTCTAGTTCCTTGTAGCGACCCGACTCTTCATTATAGGAAGCAATCCTGTGACGCATAAACTCGCGGAACACGAAGATAGGCGCTTCGATGTAGAACGTAAAAGCGTTGTGCTCGAATGGCGAACCGTGACGGTCGCGCATCAAGTAATTGATTAGCCCAGCATCTTTTTCTGGGGAAGTATGAGTAGCACCTGTGGACACACGAGCAGACATAGTTACTGCCTCGTCAGACGCCATAGCCTGAACCAACTTTACGGTTACGTCGCTTCTAAAATACAAAGCGGTCACTACTCTCCACCAACTCCTGTGGACCCAAATCCACCTTCGCCTCGTTCGGTTTCGTCTTCCTTAGGGATGTCGACGCCACCGTATTCGAATTGGATGTTGATGTATCTCTGGAAAACGATTTGCGCGATGCGGTCTCCTTGCTCAACTACGTAATCTTCTGTAGAAGAGTTGTAAAGAATTACGCCAATTTCTCCGCGATAGTCCGAGTCAATAGTTCCCGGTGTATTTAGCACGGTGATTCCGTGCCTTAGTGCCAGTCCAGAGCGAGGATGAATTAGTCCGACTACGCCTTTTGGCATAACTAGTTTCAGACCAGTCTTCACTAACTTACGTTCACCTGCGCGAATCATCACGCTTTCTGACGCCTTGATATCAGCGCCAGCAGATTCGTTAGTGCCGTAGGCAGGCATCCGATTTTGGTCGTCAGCGTAGTAACTAACTATCATCATTTTTCTTTTCTTTCTCTGATTGCGTGTTCGAGTCTACCTTGAATGATTGGCAGATACTCGTCTGTCATCTCAATTCCAATGAATCTGCGACCCTCAAGAATCGAAGCCTTACCAGTAGAGCCTGACCCAGCAAACGGGTCTAGCACAATAGCGTTTTCAGGCGCGACCATCTTTACTAACTGTCTCATTAGGGACGTCGGCTTCACGGTCGGGTGAAAGTTCTTTTGCGGAGCAGTGGTGAACTTGTCCTCCACAGAACCCGGCGCATTACCAGCACTCGTTCCAGATTTTCCGTTGAAGACTTTCCCCTTTTCAGCAAACCCATCTAGACCTTCGTTTCGGTCTTTCTTGTTTGCCTTGGCAACATAGAAAAATCGACTAACGTCTCCAAGTTCTTTTACGGGGCATCCTTCTACACACTCATAAATAGGGACGTCGACAGTTTGCGGTTCGCTTTCGTAGTCTGGGCGCTCTTTCTGACCGAAGCCAGTCCACTCTTCAGTTCTATTTATTACGTAAGAGTCTTGTGCCACACCCACTTGGACGCACTCTTCGTCGTGGCTAAACATTACGTTTGATGGAAAGCGACCTTTACCTGACCAAGCCCAATCTCCAGAGCCGTCTCCACCAGAAAGAGTTTCTTGCGTGCCGAATGTCGCGGTGCGATGTCCAGCAACAGGCTCGTCACCTTCTGCTACACCGATGCGAATACCGTCAATGTTGATTCCACCAGTGCCCCACTCCAACACGTTTTTTGCTACGGTCTTTTCACTCAAAGGCTTTCGCGCCATAACGATTGGCTCAGATGCTGGCTTTAGCGCAGTCCCCCAACCTTCCCACTTGCTGGCTTCAGGCGCGTCTATTTTTTCTATCGCCTTCTGGACGTCGAGCGATTTAGGGAAGCCTTGTGAATAAATCCAAGTTAGCGAGTCACGAATTTCAAAGCCAGCCATACGAACTGAAAGACCCATAAGGTCCACGGTTCTAGTTCCCGCAAAAACCAGAATGTATCCACCAGGCTTTAGAACGCGAAAGCACTCGTCCCAGACAGCAGGCGGTGGAACAAAAGCGTCCCACTGCTTTCCCATAAAGCCCTTACCAGCAGGAATGTGCGAGCGGTCGCCATCCATCCACATCTTCAAAGCGTCAAGGATGTAGGCAGGGTCGGAGTCGCCAAGTCCGTAAGGAGGGTCGGTGACGATGGCATCTACGTAATTGTCTGGGATGTTTTTTAGTTCATCTAGGCAGTTGCCGTGATACACAACCGCCTGCTCCGTCTTCATGTATTTGCTCATTGTTTTATTCTATAGCCCCCGCGGCAAGAATCGAACTTGCGACTTAGACATTAGAAGGGTCTCACTCTATCCACTGAGTTACGCGGGGTATTTGATTACTTAGCCAAAATTCCTAGCCTCAGACGTATTACCACGACGTCCAAAGAAAAAGACCAAAGCGCTTCTTAGTCCCCCAGTTACAGTATGAACTTTGTGAGGGTAGTTTACGTCTCCTTTGAAAAACATTAACTGGCCCTTCATTGGTTTATGAACTAGACCCTGATTGGGAAACTCTATTTCACCACCACTAAAATCTTCTTCGTAAGAAGTTAGGTATAGTAAAGCAGACCACTCCACTTCTTCGGGAGTTCCGTCTTCATTCAGCGGACTGCCGTCTAGTTTTGTGCTGTCCGAGTGCAACCTATTTCTAGCGCCCTCCAGCATCTGATGGTAAGAATACTGGACTGTGCCCATTTCCTCTAGAAAATCTGCCTCTAGCATTTCTTTTACCGACAAAAGCACATCCCCTAAGTCTTTTACTACCTGCTCGTTCTCTGTATTTTCGTAGCCTTGTATTACAGGCTCAGAGTAGCCAACTTTAGACGCATAGATAGAGTTGGGGTAGCCCAACGCAATTCGATAGTTTTCTACAAAAGGAGAGTCTTGGGCGATGCTAGATAAGAACTTTTCAAATCTAACCGCTTCGTCTTCTGGTATGAAGTTATCAATTATCACTGGATACTTGCCCATACTTAGACCTTTCTATCTTTAGGTAATCGGTCCTCCAAGTCAGACTCGAACTGACACTGAGCCGATTTTAAGTCGGGTCCCTCTGCCATTGGGGTACTGGAGGGTTATTTGGTTGTTCTTATTACGTATTGCTTCATTCCTCTGACCGAGAGCCAAGTCGATTTCAGCGGACTGACATTCATGTTACGAAGAAGGGCATACGCTTTCCTAGGGCTTAGACGTTCGAATCCTTCTGACATTAGATACCACGTTCCTTGTCTCTGCGTTCTTTGTAGCACTTAGGGCAATAACTTCCCCTAAACCTTATCCGATGCTTACGACACGGATAGCCAACTTTTGCCAACTCTTAGTCCTTCTTTCGGCTTTTCCTTTGCCACGCTCGTTCGTGTAAATAGTAAATCACGGTCTCAGAGATTACGTGGACTGACACAATTCCAGCGACAATGTCTAGCCTACCAGTGAACATAAAAGCGGTCACTGTCAAGATAATGGTATGTACTATGTGCCAACTAAAACTCTTGTAGATGGCTAGTTTATTTTCTGTCATTTCTTCCTTTCGCTCCCCGACCTAGATTCGAACTAAGACTAACGACTCCAAAGGTCGCTGTGCTGCCATTACACCATCAGGGATTGCTACTACTTTATGTGTGCGTTAGGCATTATGTCCACTAGCAAATGGACTCTGTCTACGTTAGAAAAGTTGTTTACATAGTGCGGTCGAGAGTTGTTTATTTCCCAGCACTCACCCTCAGCCATAGAGAACTCTTCGTCCCCCACCCCGAAGTCTGTGTCCCTAGAAGTAATGATTGGTATGTGGTGTCTTCTACAAAGGTTTAGGTAAGCACCCTTGTCGGTGTGCTCAGGAATAGTTTTATTGGCAGGCAACTTGATTAGCAGGACTTGTCCACGTTTGCCGTTATGTAATTCTTCTAAACGAGACACGATTGGCTCAACCAGTCCCAACAACTCAGAGTTATTGCTTATCTGAGCAACTACATAATCTTGGTCTGGATGCCACTCCAAACTTGTTTTATATAAGAAGTAAGAGTTAGTTTCTTTGTGTGCTTGATACAGTTCTTGGCGCTCGGTGTTTACGCGCCACTCTTCTTGGAAATTACGCACCAGTTCTTTTATAGAACTTACGTCGAAAGACCCGTGGTCCCTGAAATTGAATGGCTCTTTTGCTTTGCTTTCCATTTATCTATCTTACCTTAGGGACGTCGACGCTGTAAGATGGCTCTATGTTTATAGTTCAAATGACAAAAGATGAAATCAGACGATGCGCGAATATGGCGACTGAACTCTGGCTCGAAAAGTTCGGTAGCGAAGACCGCCCCAACTATGCCGAAGGCAAGAAGAACGGCTCCCTACAGCACGACCTAGTTTCTAACACCAGAACCATCGCCGCTGAGATGGCTGTTGCCAAAGCGACAAAT